TTACTCGTGAGTAAGAACTGTGCTACTCGCCTCCTCCGTGGCTAGCTGCCCGCCCCACATAAGCCATTCGCGGCTCGCTCCGGTCGCCCGATGAATCGCCTGAATCTTCTCGGTGAGCTTGTGAGGACTGCGCCCGCTTTCAATCCCTTGTAGGGCATTCTCGGTCAATCCAGTGAGCTGGGAAAACTCCCTGCGGCTCATCCTGAGCGCATTTCGCAGGACAACAACCCTGGCGGCAAGAGTGTCTGCCGGAACCCAGTTGTTCCCGTGAACCTTCTCTGCTGTCGTCATGGGTAAATGATGACATCTCTGCAATCTGCATGCAAGAAGATTGCATGCTTGAGCTGCAAGTAAACAGTTCATTCCTAAGTAATGCTTGCAATCAAATTTCATGCATGTAATTATTTCGGCATGAGCGCAAAACTTCTGCTGATCGAGGCTCGGCTCGGTGGTCGAAGACTCCCCGAACTCGTCGGCGCACGCCGGGCACAGGGCAAGTCCTGGCAGGGCATCGCCAACGAAATCCACGACATGACCGGCGTTGCGGTGTCCCGAGAGTCCTTGCGTGCCTGGTGCAATCAGTCCAAGGCGGTGGCCTCGTGAGCGCGCCAGTGATCGTTTCCCCGTTCGACGCGATCCGTCACCTGACTGACGAGGGCCGCGAGTACTGGTCGGCACGTGATCTCATGCCGCTGCTCGGATACGAGAAGTGGGAGCGGTTCGCCGACGCCATCAGCCGTGCCAAGCTTGCCGCCCGCAATGCTGGGTACGACGCAGCGCAAAACTTTCCCGCCTCCGGGAAAGTTTCTGGGAGCCGAGGACCGGCACAGGCTGACTACCACCTCTCCCGGTACGCCTGCTATCTCGTCGCACTCAATGGCGATCCACGCAAGCCTGAAATCGCAGCCGCGCAGACATACTTCGTCATCAAGACCCGTGAGGCCGAGACCGCCACGGCCGCGCCCGCGCTCACGGGCACCGACCTACTCGCCGCCGCCGTGCTCGAAGCCCAGCGGATGATCGAGGCCAAGGATGCTCGAATCGCCGAGCTGGAGCCCAAGGCCGACCTTGCAGATACATACCTCACTGCACAGGGTGGGTCCCGGTTGATCCGGGAAGCCGCCAAGCTGCTCGGCATGCGCGAGCGCGAGTTTCGCCAGTGGCTCCTGGATGAGCGGCTGATCTTCGCCAAACACGCTCCGTGCGGCGCGGTGCAGTACGACCACTACGCGCAGTTCACGCACTACTTCCAAGCGCACGAGCACGTCGTCGCGCACTCATGGGGCAGCTGTGCCCACTACACCTTGCGCATTCTGCCGCGAGGGATGGAACTCATCACCGCACGCTTGGGCCGAATCTCCAAGTAATCGCAAGTCCCACAACTGAATAAGTAAAGACGCTGGCGGTCCCGTCGCCAAACAGAAACCGCCAGCGTCCCCTACCAACCAATCCTACTGAGAGGACTTGGCATGCCCCAACATATCCGCAGGCGGTCGCACGGGCGCCGCCGACCCCGGCTGAGCAGCTACGACGCGATCACCGTTGTGCTAGCCGCTATCGCGGTGCTCGCCGCGATGCTGCTGGCCTCCCCGGACTCGCACGCCGACCCGGTGACCGATGACTTCGTGACGACGAGCGGCTGGCGCGTGTGCAACGAGCTGGACGCGCAGCCCAATTTCGACGGCATCCGGTACTCATACCGGGCACTGTCGGCGCGCGGGTACAGCCTCGATCAGTCGGCCCAGATCATCGTGGGATCGGTGAAGGTGTGGTGCAAACGCCATGCGCCACTACTCAAGTCATACGCCGACACCTATGCTTCAGCGCCGCAGCAGAGCCAGGGGCGTGCGGCATGACCATCACCTTTGACCACAACCCGACGTTCGACGAGCTCATGGCCGCGTTCGACAAGGCCGAGCAGAAGTGCTCCCCCAGCGTCGTGAATATCATCCTGGATCTCGAAATCGCTGACCTGTTCGAGAGATTGGGCAATCGCGGTATCGCCGTCCTGGTCGCCAATCAGAAGGCGTGGCGCGAGTCCGTCAAGGAGTCGGGCACAGACCCGCAATGCGCCTGGACCGCCGACGCTACCGCCGAGGTCGTGCTCGTCGAGTTTTTCACCGATCGCGACAACCGGGACAAGGCCAGCGCCGTAATTCGTGCATCGGAGGTGAGCTGGTGACGACTCACTACCTCAAGATCGAAAGTTATTGGCACGACCTGCTCTACGACGGCATCAAGACGTACGAGGTGCGCCGTGCTGATCGCGATTACCAAAAGGGCGATCGCGTTCTGTTCAAGGTGGGACCGTCCGAGGCCCTCTCGTACGCGGCGTGGACCATCACCCACGTCATGTACCAGGCCCCGTGGGTGGCCGATGGCTACGTGATTCTCTCGCTGGAGCATCCACACAAGACGCGACGCGAGAAGGAGTACGAAGCGCGCGGTCGAAGCATCGAGGAATATCGCCGCTCCAATGCCGCACTGCGCGGGGTGATTACGCGTCTGCGCAATCAGCTGAGTGATGCGAATGCCAGACGGCAGTGGACGACCGAATGAGCGAGCCCACGCGCGACCCGCGCGAAGAGAAGCTATCCCAGTGGGCGCGAAAGCTGTTGGCCGATGAGCGATACCGCGCCAGCCGTGCCGAACGCAAGCTGGCCGAGCACGTTGCGACAGTCGAGAAGTCGCGAATCTGGTACGGGGAATACGACAATCCGATCTACATCCCCGACGACAACGGCTATCAGACCGTCTACTTCTCGCCCAACGGCGGCGAGGGCACGCTCCATCAGATCGGGGTAACGATCCGCGACGGGGCTATCGAGATTCAGGGCGGCGACACGCTGACCCTGGACCTGCAGTCGTCCAATTACTTTCGCGCTCGCCACCGGAGGAACCCATGACCGCCATGACGATCGATGTTGACGAGAGCTACGAAACGAACATGCGTGTCCTCAAGGGCATGCTGTACCGCCTCGTCGAAGCCGTCCGCGACACAGACCCCCATCAGGTGCATCGCGAGCTGGTCTCAATGTGGTTGCGCCACCCGGTCAAAGCCGCACAGCTGATGATGGCGCTTGCCATCGGATTCGACCCAGACACGGCGACAACCAAGATGCTCGACCGGCGCGCCGAGGAAATCGCGGGCATTACAACGGTCCCCCACAAAGGAATTGAGGTCCAACCATGCAGAGCATGAAGACACATCCAGAGGCCGCCTTGGGCGATTGCCCCGCACGGTTCGACAACTACGTGTGCACCCGCGACGCGGGCCACGACGGCAGTCACATGGCCAACGCGTTCGTTGAAGTGGTTGCGATCTGGGACAACGAACTAGCTTGGCGTGCAGACGATGCCCAGGGCTGTTGGGCCCAGCGCAAGGGCAGCGAGTGGGTCGAGGCTGACGCATGAGCGAATGCATCATCCAGGCCGAAATCCCCACCGCTGACGGCCTATACGCCGGTATTCCTGATGAGGTCTACCACGCCGACCGCACCAGCTTGTCGTCGTCAGGTGCTCGTGCACTGTTGGCGCCGTCCTCGCCCGAGATCTTCCACTACCAGCAACGGCAGCCGCCAGAACCCAAGCCGCAATACGACTTCGGGCACGTTGCCCACAAGTTCGTGCTGGGCGAAGGCGCCGATATCTGCGAGCTAGATCCGGCCGTTCACGGGCTGAACAAGGATGGCTCCCCCGCCAAGTCGCCCACCGCCACCGCGATGTGGCAAGCAGCAGCCGAGGAAGCGCGCAAGGCCGGTCAGATCCCGATGCACATCGCCGAGGTGGCCAAGGCCAAAGCGATGGCAGCCAGGGTGCACGAGCACCCGCTCGCCGGGCCGCTACTAGCCGACGGGACACCGGAGCTGTCCGGGTACTGGCACGACCGGGAGACGGGCGTGCGCCTGCGGTTCCGGCCCGACTGGCTGCCCAACCCCGGCCGGGGACGGCTGATCGTCGTCGACTACAAGACCAGCTCCAGTGCCTACCCGGGCCACTTCGCCAAGTCCGCAGCCGAATACGGCTACCACCAGCAGGCGCCGTGGTATCTGGACGGCCTGGCCGCGTGCGAGATCGCCGACGACGCCGCGTTCCTGTTCGTCGTGCAGTCCAAGACGGCGCCCTACCCGATCACCGTGGTCGAGCTCAAGCCCGAAGACATCGACCTCGGGCGGCGCCGCAACCGCAAGGCCATCGACCTGTACGCCCAATGCGTCGCCGATGACCACTGGCCCGGCTACGGCGACCACGTGCACTCGGTATCGCTCCCCAGTTACGCCACCTACCAGCAAGAAGGAGAACTCGATCAGTGACCGTCACCCCCTACCAGCCCATCTCACCCGCACCGCGCACCGCAGTCAGCCAGGCCACCTCAGTCGAACAGTCCCGCGCCGTCGCCGAGGTCCAATCCGCCGTCATCGTGGCCCAGCAGATCCCGCGTGACATGCAGCGGGCCGAAGCGGAGATGCGCGATACGTGCAATCGATCCGCGATGGCGAAACAGGCCTTCTATCAAGTGCCGAACCGAGGCAACGGCGCATCGGTGCACCTCATGCGCGAACTCGCGCGAGTCTGGGGCAACGTGCAGTACGGCGTCAACGAGCTGCACCGCGACGACTCGCGGGGCGAGTCGGAGGTTCAGGCGTGGGCGTGGGATGTGCAGACCAACACCCGCTCTACGCGCACCTTCATCGTCCCCCATGCCCGCATGTCAAAGGGGCGCCGCCAAGAACTCACCGACCTTGGTGACATCACGAACAACAACAACAATGCGGGCGCTCGCGCTGTCCGTGAGTGCATCAACGCCATCTTGCCCAAGTGGTTTACCGAAGCGGCACAGGACATCTGCAAGGCCACGCTGGAGAACGGGGAGGGCGTGCCCTTGCCCAAGCGCATCGAGGACATGATCGCCGGATTCCGTGCCATCGGCGTCTCACAGGCGCAATTGGAGACCAAGATCGGCAAGAAGCGCGGCGCCTGGGATGCGGGCGATGTCGCGCAGATGGGCATCACCTACACCTCGATCACCCGCGACGGCTACGACAAAGCCGAGATGTTCCCGCCGGTCGCGGGAGTGACAACCGACGAGATCAAGGCCAAGGCCCCGGACAAACCGAAGACCGAAGCGGCACCAGCTCCCGAGCAGGCACCAAGCCCGGAGAAGGTCGAGGAAGCGCCCGAGGCCAACCCCGCTGAATACAACTCGCGCGGCGAGTTTCTGGCCACCAAAAAGACCATCGGCACCATCCGTGGGCTGCTCGGCAACGCGGGCTATTCCCTGCGCGGCGATGCGGCCACCGTCAAGACGCTTACCTATCTGGCCACTGTCGTCGGCCGCGAAATCGCCGACATCAACGACCTATCCGAAGCCGAGGCCGAGGTAGTGACTGACGTTCTGAACCAACCCACCACAACAGAAGGGAATGAATAACCATGTCCGACAACGACACCGAGAAGAAAGAGGAAGGCACCGAACTCGCGCCCGGCGACATCACCGAGTTCATCGTCGTCTTCACCCAACTCAACAAGGGCCGCACGCAGGTCGAAGCAACCAAGGCACTGCATGAATGCGTCGAGGCCGCGATGGCCACCGGCAAGAAGACCGGCACCGTCACGATCAAGATCAAGGTCGAGCCACTGGAGTCCGGCGCAGTCAGCCTCGTGCCCGATGTCACCAGCAACCCCGCCAAGGACCCGGCCGGAACGATTTTCTTCGCCGACGGCGAGGGCGGCCTATCCCGCGACAACGCCAGCATGCACTACGGCCTCAGGTAACCCAACCCACCCGAAGGAGTAACACCCATGTCCGACAACACCATTGCGCTACCAAAGCACGACGCCGATCTGATCGACGAGCCGGACGCCGACGCCCCGCTGTACCTCGTCACCGCCAACGGCGAGAACGGCCTCCATATCGAGGTGGTCGACGTACGGGGCAAGGTACCCGCCGCGTTCCCGCCGCGCACACCCGAGCGCCGAACCGTCACCGACACAGCCTCATTCCTTGCCGAGGTCACGCGCCGGCCACTACTCCAAGGCCTCTCGACCGTCTGGGGCAACCGCGACAAGGGGCAGGTCAGCGTCATCTACAACGAACTCGGCACGGACGCGACGGCGGACTACACCCGCCGAAACGATCTGCTCACTCTTCAGTTCGTCGCGGACCCGGACTGGGCGACCCTATTTAAGGCCGCTGACGGCGAGTACCACGGCCAGGAGAAGTTTGGCGATTTAATCGAGCAGGCCGGACACCTGATCACCAGCCATCCGGCCGCCGAGGTCGTTGAAATCGTCGACAGCATCCAGTCATCCAGCAATGGGTCATTCAAGTCTCAGATCAAGCGCGACACCGGAAGTCAGCACCTCACCTACAGCGAGGAAGTCACCGCATCGGCGGGCACCGCCACCCGGCCACTTGAAGTACCGCGAGAGATCACGCTCGCTGCGCGGCCGTTCGAGGACTACCCGCTGATCGAGGTGACGTGCTGGCTGCGCCTGCGCGTGAGCCAGGGGCAGCTGTTCCTGGGGTTGTTCCCCAAGCCGTACGAGCACTTGGTGCGCGATGCCTGGACGCAGAAGACCGGCGAGTTGTCCGAAGCACTCGGGGTGCCCGTCTACGCCGCCAACCTCGGCAAGTAGGGGGACCAACGATGCCAGTATCGATGTGGTTCTTCCTGACCTTGGTCGTCATCGCTGTGATCGCGGTGATTGTCGGGCTGTTCATGCAGCGCGGCAACGACAAACGAGTTTGTTTCGGCAGCGCGGGCCTGGCGTTCCTGTTCGCGCTGATCTTCCTGGTGTTCGCCTCTACCACCGTGGTCGGCACTCGCCAGATCGGTATCGAGACGACATTCAGCCGACCAACCGGCGCAACGCTGACCAACGGTCTGCACCTCAAGGCGCCATGGACGGAGGTCACCGAGATGGATGGCGCCGTGCAGATCGACCAGCACACGGGCGACCATCGGATCAAGGTGCGGCTGGGCAATAGCTCCACCGCGGATGCTGATGTCTCGGTGCGTTGGCAGATCAGGCCGGACGCAACCCCTGATCTGTTCGTGCAGTACAAGACGTTCGACAACGTGCGATCGAACCTGGTCACCCGGAATCTGCAAGTTGCACTCAATGAGGTGTTCGCGTCGTTCGATCCGCTGGCGCCGCAGAACCTCGACCGCTCGCCGCTGCCCGAACTCTCGGAGAAGGCCAAGGTGATCCTGGCGGGCAAGGTGGGCGATCAGGTCGAGATCCTCGATGTGGCAGTGCCGACCATCGACTACGACGACGGCACCGAACAGAAGATCAACCAGCTCAACCAGGAACGGGCAGCGACAGCCGTGGCCGAACAGGCCAAGAAGACGGCCGTCGAGCAGGCCAAGGCCAACGGCGAGCTAGCCGGATCGGTCTCTCACGACCCCAACGTCCTGGTCTCCAAGTGCCTGGACATCGCCCGTGAGAAGGGCCTCGCGCTGCTGTGCTGGCCCACCCCCGTTATGCCCACCATCCCCACCAAGTAGAGGAGACCTGATGTCCCGCAACCTCATCGTCGTAGACCTGGAAACAACCGGCCTCGGTCCGCAGTGCGCGCCGATCGAGGTTGCGGCCATCAACGTCGACACCGGAGAAACACTCGAATTCGTGCCGCACGTCGACCTGGACGCCGTCTATATCGAGGCGCAGGCATTCGCCGTCAATCGCTATTTCGAACGCGGCGTCTTCCGCAAGATGCTCAACCGCAACGACACCGCCGAGAAGTGGCAGATGCTCGCCTCGATGCTGTGCGGCAACACATTCGCCGGATCGAACCCGGCGTTCGACGCCACGGTGGTAGCGCACATGATCGACGGCGCAAAGCCCTGGCACTACCGTCTGGCAGATCTCGCCGCCTACGCGGCCCCAGCGCTCGGCCGTGACCCGTCTGATCTGCCGGGACTGGCCGACGTGCTCGCTGCCCTCAAGGTTGAGAACCGTTGCCCGCATTCGGCACTCGGTGACGCCGAGGCAACCGCCAAGGCATTCGTGAAGCTGCGCGACATCTACGCAGGACAGCGGGAGTCCGCGCGATGACCGCCCCGTCCATCTCCCGTCGCTACATCGACGCCACCCCCGTGCGCGAGCACCTGCAGAAGCTACAGGCGATCGGCTGGACCATCAACGCCATCGCGGCCGCCAACGGTCACCCGGGAAAGCTCGTCACTACTCTGCGCCACATCCTTCGCGGCCAGCAAACCTGCGCCCCATCCACCCGCGACTACGTGATGTGGCTGGACCCCGAGCTGCCGCCTGAGACCGGGAATCTGTTCGTGCGCAGGTGGTCTGAATACCAATTCATCGGTGTGCCGGACCACGAGGCCGCCCGCCGGATGGGCATTAAGTACGAGTCAATGCGGGAACAGCTGGTACGCCACGGCTTTCCCTATTCGGAGCTCCTGCGCGACCTGGCGCGCGAGGAGTGCGAGAAAGCCAAGGCCGCCGCATGACGCTCACCGAAGATCAGCGCTGGCTGCTATGGACCGTCGGCCTGAACATCAGCCGCGCCTTGTTATCCGATGAAGGCTTGCAGGATCACATGTCTAGGCGGGGCGGGTATCTGGGCTCGCCGCGCGACGGCGCCCCGGAGTGGATGAACAGCTACGAGACCCACAACAACAAGATCACAAGCCCGATGAGCGGTGGCGTGCGAGTCACCGTGACAGCCAGCCAGATTCGGGCTTTCCGCAAGACAATTCCCGCCGATCTACTCAGCGAGCTAGCCACGATCGACAAAGCCGAACTCGACGAACACCGCCGCACCGCGATGTGGTGCCGCTGCCACTGGACCTACGACGGCGAGGCCCGGACGCACACGGACTTTATGCAGCGCGAGTATTACCACCCCACCGATGATGAAGACGAAGCGCATATGGACATCGTGTTCAGCCTGCGCGACCGCGAATGGGACTGCCTGGCGGCGATCCTTGGCGTCGGCGCCGAGCCCATCGGGCAGCTGGAGCTGTTCGGAGTCAGCGCATGATCACGCCCTACTACCAAGACGAATCGGTCAGCCTGCACCACGGCGACGCCCTCGACGTGGCCAAGGCACTGCCCGCCGGCGGGGCCGATTGCATCGTCACCAGCCCGCCCTACTTCGGCCTTCGCGACTACGGCGAGCCCGGCCAGTATGGGCTGGAGGACTCGCCAGCCCAGTACGTCGAGAATATGCGCGCGCTGTTCGCCGAGCTGCGCCGCGTGCTCGCCGACGACGGAACACTCTGGCTCAACCTTGGTGACAGCTACTACAGCGGCCGGGGCAACCCGGGCCCGAACGCCGACGACCGAAAGAACATCGCAAGGCGCGGCTGGGTCCGGCCCGTAGACCGCCCCGGACAGTCATGGGCGAAACCCAAAGACCTGCTCGGCATCCCGTGGAGCGTCGCATTCGCGCTGCGCGATGACGGCTGGTACCTGCGTAACGACAACATTTGGAACAAGCCGAATCCCATGCCCGAGAGTGTCAATGACCGCTTTTCGAGCAAGCACGAGTACGTGTTCATGCTGACGAAATCCCGCCGCTACTGGTTCGACCTCGATGCGGTCAGGGAGCAATACGAGGGCGACCGTGATGCTTCCCGGCGCTCACGATCGGGTAACACCAACAAGGCCAACAGCGTCACCACCCCGTGGGTTCCACCCGAGTCGCGTGCGACAGCATGGAACAACCAGTCGAATATGGGTGCCACTGGGAGCCAACACACTTGGGCCAACAAGGGTGGCCGCAACCCTGGCGACGTGTGGACCATTCCGACGCAACCATTCCCGGGCGCGCACTTCGCGGTCATGGCCTCCAGGCTTGCTCACCGTTGCATCGCGGCCGGATGTAAACCAGGTGGCACCGTGCTCGACCCGTTCAGCGGCTCCGGCACAACGGGAATGGTGGCCCAGCGCCTCGGGCGCAGGTACATCGGCATCGACCTGAACCGCGAGTACCTGGATCTGTCGCTACGCACGCGGTTACAGAACGCGGCGCTAGTCGACGAGGCGGGCGCATGAAGCACGCGTTTTGCGACAGGTGCGGGCGCTACTGCGTCGTGCGCAACCACCGAGATTGCGTGTGCCACGACTGCGAACTGGGCATGAATTCCATAGCGGCAATGCTCAACCCGCGCTGGGCACGCCCGATGACTAGCAGCGAGATCCAGCTCGCCCATACCTGGCTGATGATCGAACTCGGCTCGAAGACGAGTGCGTCATGACCCGCACCCCCGAGAGCACGGCCGCCTACCAGTCCGGCCTGTGCGTCGACTGCAAGACCGAGCCGCACAGCGCCGGTCGACCCCGGTGCGAGAAGTGCCATACGAAATTCAGAAGGGGTGAGTGATGGGCGACAAGACCGGCATCGAATGGACTGATGCCACATGGAATCCGGTAACCGGTTGCGACAAGGTGTCTCCCGGCTGCGATTACTGCTACGCGGAAACATTCGCCGAGCGTTGGCGCGGCACGCGGGGGCACTATTTCGAGACCGGATTCGATGTGCAGCTGCGTCCCGACAAGCTCGACTTGCCGCTGCGCTGGACCAAGCCGCGCAAGGTGTTCGTCAACTCGATGTCAGACCTGTTCCACGACAAGGTGCCTGACGAGTACATAGCCCGCGTGTACGCAGTGATGGCGCTGGCGCCGCAACACACGTTCCAGCTGCTCACCAAACGGCACGGGCGCATGCGGGCGCTTTTGAATTCAAGAGACTTTCTCCAGTTGGTATGGGACGCCTGGAGCGTGGAAGACGGTCCCGACGAATCCGAATCGCTCGGGACCGACCCAGCCGAGCGCTGGCCGCTGCCCAACGTCTGGTTGGGTGTGAGCGCCGAGGACCAGAAGCGCGCGGACCTCCGCATCCCGGCCTTGCTGGACACCCCGGCCGCCGTACGGTTCGTCAGTGCCGAGCCGCTTCTCGGGCCGATCGACCTACACGGTGACCCGATCGGGAAAGACTCGGTTTTCTGGATCGGGCATCTGGACTGGGTGATCGTCGGCGGCGAATCCGGCCCGGGCGCAAGGCCAATGCATCCCGACTGGGCGCGGTCGATACGCGATCAGTGCATGGCCGGTGGCGTGCCGTTCCTGTTCAAGCAGTGGGGCGAGTGGCGGCCTTGGATGCGTGAAGACCCGGTTGGCCGCAAATGTTGGGTGAACCAAGACACTGGCCGGATCGCAGAGTACGGAGATGCGGCGCTGAAGCTGGGCTCCTGGAATCTGGTCAATCGCGTCGGCAAGAAGCGTGCCGGGCGCGAGCTGGACGGGCGCACATGGGACCAATACCCCGGGGCGGTGGCGTGATGAAGTGCCGCGTCTGCGCAGCGGGCCCCGTGGGCCAGCGATTGCACCTATGCCCAGACTCTCGGTATTACGTGTCGGGTTCTGATCCGAATGCGGAGATGCCTGAGCGAATCCAGCTCCGGCGCACGCGGGGCTGGCGCAAACCCGAGGGCGCGATCGTGGTGGCGCGGCCCAGCAAGTGGGGCAACCCAATCCGAATCACGTCGGAACGCGGACGCTACTGCCAGATGTACCGCGTTCACGGCTCGCCGCTGGACATCACCGGTGGCCCATCGTACTGCGACATGGACACCGCGCGACACTTCGCAGCGTGGCTTTTCGAGTGCGACCTGCTCAATGGTCGGTATCCGAACTACCCCAGCCTCGATGAGATCCGCGCCGAGCTGGCTGGCCACGATCTCGCGTGCTGGTGCCCACCGCGCCGAGTGAACCCGAATGGCTCCCTCTGCGAAATCAACTGCCATGCCGATGTGCTGCTCGAAATTGCCAATTCTCAAGACGAACAAGGAAGTGTGACCCCCTGATGTGGTTCCCCGTCGATGATGCGTTCCACTCGCACCCCAAGGCGCAGCGCGCCGGAGACGAGGCGTTGGGCATGTGGGCACGCGCCGGATCGCATTGCATGGCCTATTTGACGGACGGTTTTGTGGCCGAATGGTGGGTAAAACAGCAGCCGAAAGGCGTTGCAAAAGCACGAAAACTCGTCGATGCGGAGCTATGGCGCCGAGGTGAAAAGGAGGGCGAGGCGGGCTGGTGGTTCCACGACTGGAAACCAGAAAACCTCAAGGTCAACATACTTGCGGCCAGGGAGCAGGCACGTCAACGGAAGGCTAAGTCACGCAGTCGGTCACGCGTGACAGACACCGTGACTCACACGTCCGGTCACGCGTCTGTCCCACCAACAACACCACCCCACACCACTCCACACCAAGTAAGTAATCAGTTGGTAGGGGATCTTGCGTTGGTAGACGCGGGCGAGGACCAGACCCCGCACTGCTCGAAGCATCCCGGCGGCACAAGCGCGCCCTGCGGCGCCTGCGCTGACGCGCGGCGTGCCCGAGCCGAGATCCACCGCGCCGAACGCGAATCCGAGCAGCAGGCAGCCCTGGAGGCCAAGCTCGCTGCCATCGCACTGTGCGAGATCTGCGATTCCGACGGCTACGACGGCACCCGTGTCTGCGATCACGTTGACCGAACCGAAGTCGCCAAAGCCGGACTCGCCAGAGCCCGCGCAGCGCTCGAAAATCCCCCCGCCGCGACCGGATAGTCCCGAACGGCCCGAAAACCCGCCAGCGACGACCACAGCCCCAGGAATCGATATGCGAACGGAGACACGATGACCCAGAAAACGGACCCTGAGTGGTTTACCTGCCCCGGGCTGGAAGAGGGCGGGCGCGTGGCCATCCAGCTCACCGATGACATGCTGATCGAGGGGTACCTCTACGACGGCCAGCTGCACGGCGAGCCGCGCAAGCCGTCGCCGTCGGCCTACACCCTCGATTCGGTGTTCGCCTTTCGCAATCCCCTCGACCTGAAACTCGATACTCCGTTCTGGCCGAACCGTCCACCTGCGCCCTGGCGGATAGGCAAGCGCGATGGCGAGTGGCGAATCGAGAAGCGGCTCACCGATGGCTACGAGACCTGGTGCCGATTCGACTCCAGCACCGAAGCATTCGCCGCGTTCGCGGCCGGGGGTGCGAGATGAACGAGCGCACAATCAACCGTTGCGCGGATTCCGCGGACGGTCACATCTGCCACCACTGCGGCGATGGGGCCACACTGCCCCCAATCTGCTGGCACTGCGGCAAACCGTTCAAGTGCTCGGAGTGCGGAGATGCTCAATGAACGTCCGAGCACTGATCACGATCGACGCCGAAAGACCCGCAATCGAATCAGTAAGGGGATTCAACCGTTGACAAAGTGTAAGCGGTGCGAACGCGCAACCGATCTGTTCGTGTGCAAGGCCTGCATCGCGGAGCTGCGCAAGCGCCTGGCCGACCTGCCGTGGTGGATCGATCGACTCACCGAGACCGCTGTCGGGCAGGCGAACCTGGGCGACGGTGCACGCAAGGGCGAGCGCCGCGACGTGCTGCACGGCGATGACACGCTCGTGAGCCACGTCGAGCCGTTCCCCCGCGACAAGGACACCACCCCAACCCCGAGGGACCACCGGGACCGACACCAGGCGGCACTGTGGCATGCCCTGGCACTCGGCCGGGTCAACGGACGCGCCAGTGACGAGCTCGACCGAATCCACAACGCACTGTCGACGACCATCCGCGACATGTGCGAGACGCGCGGGCTTGACGTACCCGAATTCCGCACCCGGCCAAGGCCGCTGCCGATGGTCGTCGAACCGGATGCACGGCGGCCGGCAGATCGGTTCAGCCTCGATTCGGCGCCGCCGGCCCGGGCGGGCTCGTGTCGACGGTGCTTCGTCACGCTGCCCGCCTCGGCGGCTGGGCCACTGTGCGACGACTGCGACGGCGCCCCAGAGATGTGCACGGCCGACGACTCCCCCGCGGATGACCTACGCGTGACCTACGCCGGAAGGCGCGGCGACGAGACGCACTCAGTCGCCACGACAGCGCGCATGGCCAAGTGGCTGCACCGGCACGCGTCCAACATCGCGCTGCAGGAGAACGGCGCCGAGATCTGCGACGAGATCGAGCAGGTGTACCGGTCGATCACCCGGGTTGTGAACCGCCCGCCCGAGCCCATGATCATCGGGCCGTGCATCACCGACCCGGCACCCGACGAGGTGCTTGCCGAGCGGGGCCGCAAGGGCGACAACTCAACCCGGTGCGGGTACGCACTCATGGCGCCGAGTCACAGCGGCTCGATCGTGTGCCCGCAGTGTGACACCGCGCATTCGGTGGCCGACGTGCTGGCGCGCAACCTCGGCGAGCTCGACGACCGCAACGCGACCGTGCGCGAGCTGGTCGACGTGGTACTCCCCCGCCTCGACGAGCACGTGCCACAGTCGACCATCGAGCGCTGGATTAGACGCGGGTGGGTGCCAGTGCGCGGCCGGGACGCCGAGGGGCACCAGATGGTTCGCATTGGCGACGTGCGCGCGGTGCGAGCGGAACGGCCAAGGAACGCGAAGCGGTCGGCGGCGAGGGCGTGAAGGTCCCTAGGACGAATACATAAACCACTCGGGTGTCGAGATTGTTGGTTCGCCTCTGCCGAATCTCCACCAGCGCCGACCGAGCGCGTCGGTGAACGTCACAGCGGCGAAACTGATGGATGACGCGTGCTCTTCGCGATCGGTCGGGTTGACGTCGAGAGCTGGATATGTCCCAGCCTTCGGGGGAAGCACGCCCGCATAAGCCTCGGTCGGATCGGCGATCTCTTCCATGAAGTACTTGACCTCATTAGGCGAACCGTCGGGGCGGAAGTAGCGCGCGAGAGTGAACACCATTACGTCGTAGATCGGCGCGTCGCTGTGATTCCAAACGACGACCGATTCATCTTCGGGATCTTGCGGGTTGTTTGGTTGGATCACGATCAGTCGGGCCTGATCACCCACGCGTACACGACGTTCAGACTGTCCGTCCCGCCACTCCCTCGCGGCAAATGCGACCACGGCGAATGTGGCAAGACTCCCCAAGGCGACAAGCCAGTCAGGGAAGGTGCCGAGGGCTGGCCGCCAGGATGCCCTGTAGAGCATCACCGCCTGGGCGGCCACTGCCATTCCTAGTATGACGACGAGTATTGCCAAAACGACCGCGATCACACCCGTGTACCGCTTCCACCACTTCAACACTCGGGAAGCGTAGTCCGAACGCAGCGTCGTATCGCCTTCGATGTCAGATCGTCGGCGTACAACCAACACACATGGCACGCCCACCACGCGACAAGTCCCCCAACGAGTATGTCGGTGGCCTCGTGCCCAACGGCAATCAGGCGTCGCGGTACTTGTATCGCAGTGCACGCACCGCGCTGTGGGTTCGCCCCAAGCGCTGGGCGGCCTCAATCACGGTCAGCCTGCGGTCTAGAGCAATCTCGATATCGCTGTCGGTCCAGGGCGCCTTGTAGTTGACCGCCGTGTGCCGGGTGGCCTCTTGTCGTCGCAGCCGCTCGGCTTCGGCCGCGTCCCGGCACTGCGGACATAGGCATCCGTATCGGCTCACGCCCGTGTTGGTTCCGTGCAGATGATCGGGGACCTTGCCCTGCAGGCGCCCCAGCCACCGCGCACGAGCCACAGTGACCGAATTGATCGAACGTCCCAACTCGGCGGCAATCTCCGTGGGTGTGCGGGACTCATCGGTCAGGACCGCGATCTCATCCTCGGTCCAGAGGCGCTGCTGTATTCGCTCAGCTTGCGACTCTCGAACACCCGAGACCAGTCCAGAAGCCTTTTGGCGCTGCAGATCCCGCATTCGCTTAATCGCCCTGAAGGAACGCCCCAACCGGCGAGCAGCTTCGGCGCGAGAAATCGACCGATCCAGTGCGATCGCGATCTCCTGAGGTGTCCATGAGCCGTAGCAGGCAATGTCAGCCTGGACTACCTGCTCTAACTGGGCAGCATCGCTGCGTTTCTGGGCGAGCAGCTGCTCAATATCGCGTCCCCGGTACCGCTTTCGGGCCTTCTCCACCTGTAGCCGGGTGCGGCCCAACCTCTCGCCGGCCTCGGCGCACGACAGCGACCGATCCAGCGCCACAGCCAGCTCGTCAGCGGTCCACCGCCGCGGAGCTACACCATCAGCCACACGGGACAGGCTACTTCTGCGTCTCCGTGCACACCGTGAACCGGCGCTGTGTGTGTTTGTAGCCGCCGTCCGGGCAACCGTCGAGAGTCGTGGTGTCCAGGATTATTTTGGTGGGCTTGATCCGGTCGCCCGGGGCGGTGGTATCGGTGCAGGCGATTTTGCTCACTGGTTGCCCCAACCGGATACAGGAGGTTTTGTCCCATGCCAGGTCCAGACAGACGGTGTACTGGCCGGTCGCTTTTGAGTTGTGGTAGAAGGATCGATCCGCGTCAGCACATTCAGCGGGAACGTTGACGCGCTGGATAATTCGATAGGTATTTTCCGCTGATCCGCAATCGACGATCTTGAACACCGCATTGACGCCGGGCCCGGACAGGTTCGCGCAGCCACCCACCGGGGCCTGTTCTTGCCCGTTGGTCGTTAGCGCCGCTGGGGCCGGAAACTGACCGGGAATTTGAGCGAAATCGGTGGACTCGGCATGTTTCGGCGGCGGAGTCGGTTCGCTAGATCCACTACACCCGGACATCACCACCGCTGCCGCGGCCGTCGCCACAACTATCCCACCCCGCATCAATGCACTCATCCTCGTGTATTTCGGTTAGAAGGCGAATGACCCGGACGGCTGCAACACAAACCCACGTTCAGGATTCACCCGCTCGATGCACGCCACCGAGCCGCCGTCCCCAACACCACAGGTCACGTTTCCATAGGACACCTTCTGCCCCGGCGAAAGAACCTTCGATGTGGGTCGGTTGTCTTTGCATGCGCCCTTAGTGTGACCGATTGCGTACTTCGCTCCGAACTGATTGACCGTTCCGGTGTCACATGGCCCCGAACCCTCCGCGGCAATATCCTGAAGTCCCGGAAGCGGGCCCCAACACTGGATCAGCTGATTGCGCCCATCTGGGTTCGCTGGATGACCGAAACCGCAGTTAACACCTTCCGCCGTGGAAAAGAAGACCGACGTCATGCCGCGACCTGCTGCGGAAACGTACTGATCTACCGAGACCTCGCTGTAGGCGTTGAGATCGGGGAAACCGGGAGGCTCGGCAGCGGCCCTATCCGGTGGGGCGCAGGCGATGAGGGCTGCAACGGCCAGGACGGTGGCAGACGAATATGCGAAGGTTTTGCGCATTGTCATTCTTCTCCTATTGGACGGTACAACTGGCGGAATAGACCCGTGGATCGTATGGGAGGTCTGTCACGTCGGGGTGGGCGGCTTTAAATGCCGGGTCCCAGTATTGGCTAACTTTCAATCCTATGGTGCCATTGCCGGTAGCCGGGTCAATAGACTGGCTGGTAATTGTCGGCCCATACGGCCCGTCAAGACCATTGATGTTGTTCACATCTCTGGGTACCAGTACGCGTGTGATGGTTTTCGTGGTGAGTTCCTGGACGCTGGACGCGATAATCGCCTCGATCGGGCCCATGCCTGACGAGCTGACGAACATGAAGCCGCTCTTACCTTCCGGGCCAAGAGCGATGAGTTGGCTTTCACGGTCGCCGGACAGGAGGGGGCCGACGTAGTGCATGCTCTTGATCCAGTCGTTAGGCCCGTCAGTGGGTTTGATGGGATCGGATTGATACAGCGCACGAACCGGATCACCGGGTGTGGCACTGGTGTTTCCTGCCAAGAGCATCGTGTTGGAGGCCGGGTCATAGGCGCCGCTAGTTTGCGCGAGAGGCGATTGACCAATGATGACGTTGTTATGGGCAAGATCGACGATCTGTGAGGGCATAGTCACGTAGTTGTCGTTCACCTGGCCAGGCGCCGGAAGTTTCGGCTGGCTGTAGAAGGCGTAGTGCTCACCGTGGGGGCCAAGAGCGGTACCGGTGGGAATCGGCCGAGTCCCCTTCGGAACCACCGAATTTAACGGATTTGAACTGCCGTTCAGCTTCGGACCTCCTGGTACCCCAGGCTTAGGATCACCACCGATGTTGATCCCCGTGCCGGGGATAGAGTCATCGAGATCATCGCCTGCGACAGGATTAGAAGGCTGTGTGCAATTGATCTCCTGGTCAGAGCGCGGCGCTTTCTGCTGACCATCAGGGGTATCCGATTTCTGAGGCCCAGCTTGGTCAGGGGCACAGTTACATTCGGTGCCGCCACCAACATCGCGGCCGGGCTTGATCAGGCCACCAATGACACTGCCCGCCGCTCCGGCCCCTGCAGCCATCACGGACATGAGCTGATCAACAGGCAGCCCGTAGGTGCCCGCAGCGGATTGGCACTGTTGCTGAATCTGCTGATCCTGCTGGTCCTGTCCATCCTGCGTCTGAGATTGCTGGTTCTGAGGCTGCTGAGATTGCTGCTGTCCCTGCTGTCCCTGCTGTCCCTGCTGGGGCGAGTTCTGTTGCGGTGCCTGATAATCAGGGTTCGCTTTACCGGGACCCTGGGTGTAGGGCGTTGCGGTCTGATAGTCGGGGATCTGGGTTCCATGGGCTGGCTGATCCCAACCCTGTTGCGGCTGTTGGGCGCCCTGCTGACCCGGAACCTGTTGCGCGCCAGGCGATCCCGTGTTGTAGATGCTAATTCCCGAGTTCTGATCCAGCGGCGGCTGATTGTTGCCGCCCTGGTAATCCGGCATTGAGCTGGGCATTTGCGGCGGCTGGAACTGCTGGCCCCCGTCCATGCCCGGCCCGCCGGTAGGTCCGCCTGGCCCTGTTGGATCGGCGGCTACGGTCGCGACCGCCGAGAATCCGCTACCGGGAAGTGTGTGGTCATCGACAACCTTCGCTCCACCGACAGCCAAAGCGACAATTGCCACCAGCGCCGAGGCTCGCCGCAAACCCGCTGGCATCGTCCAACGCTCCTTCATGACCATGAATACAACCGCCCCTTTCAGCCGACGCTGACCGCGCCCCTGGGCAGATCATTACACACAGATGGTTGCCATGTCGAGAAAACCCCAGCTATTGAGTTAGCCACTTCAGCACGGGCTTGCATCTCCGCTGGTAGACACAGCATGAAGACCCTCGCGCGGTACCGCGATCTTGGAGCAACATCGACCATGGGACGCCACGTCTCGGTCGGTGGGTCGGCCCGTGTTCGCCAGATCTCCATATCCTGACCGCGATCTGGCCGTCATGTCGGACTCTCGGCGTAGAACTGGCGAATGGACGCCCGGAAGGCCATTCGTGAGGTCATCGAGAGCATCCCGAACCTATTCGGGATAACCCGAGGTGTGACCCTCGGCGCCGAAGGCCAGACCGAGACCATCGTGTACACGCAGGCGCAGGTCGCCGACATCATCGCCTCGATACTGCCCGACGCCCTCAAGACCAAGGGCCACGTGGTGATCGCACTACCCGAGGTCGAGACCTACGAGTCCGGCCGGCAATACGTCCGAGTATCCATCACCGCACAACCATGGTCTGACGGCGCCGTTCGCATCAGCCCGCACGGCGACCAGGTGGCCATCCGCAACGTGCCCGACAAGCTGCCCATGCAGGACGCGCCAGCGCTGGCCTCAGCACTCATGGCCGCGTACACCCTGTGGCGTCGCGACACGCGAAAACCGATATCGCAGGTCTGACCTGCACGTATGGCAAAATGAGTCTCAACATGTCGGTGGGACAACTATGTCCATCGCATGAAAACCCCGGCCTAGCTGGGGTTTTCGTCGTTTCAGGGGCGATGTCCATTCCGCCCAATCTCATCCCTTAGCCCGAGGGGGACTCATGAAGCGCACCATTGCCCGTTGGTATCGCCGCCTTCTGCGCCGCGACAGCTGGACGCCGTTCGACTCGAACGGAAACCTGCGCCCCGAGTTGTTCACTCGCGAGGGGTGGCAGACGGTTGGGGCGCTCACGGACGAAGCCCGGCGGGACGCGGCGCGCCATAGGTTCGCGGCCGCAGGCAGAGACGCAGGCAAGCTGTTCGCCAAGTCTTGGCACTCAAAGACCCTTGACGGAATCGCGGGTGCCACGCCGACGATGCCCAACGCGGCGGTATGGGTGCGCGTGCACAAGGCAACGTGGTGGCGACGACTACTTCGCAGATTTGGCCGCTGATGGCCAATCAGCTCTTGGTGGATCTGCTCACCCGCACGTTCGCAGCTGGCGCACTACCACATCCCGGCGATGAGAAGTCGGGCCCGCGGACGATCCCAATTCCCGGCTTCCGCTCCACCGGCATGCCAGAGGCTCAAGCACAGGAAATGATCGGCCAGGCCGCAAAGCTATGGGCCGAGGCCCTTGAGTCGGTCATCGATAGCGAATTCGACGTACTCACGAAAGCCGATGCGGCACAGCTGCGCCAGGACGCCGCAGAAGCGCCAGACGGCACCCGAATCGTCACGCTGTACGACCGCACCGACCACCAGCGCGCCACGCCCTTGTTGGTGCTGACGGTCGGCAAGACCGATGACGTGACGATCGATGCCCGCCAACTACGAAAGTTCCTAGCCCAATGAGCAATATCAAGATCAGCGTCGACGGCAAGGTCCTCATGGACACCGACCCGGGTAAGTGGCGTTCCACGCCGCCGGATATCCCCGACCTTAAGCGCCAATCCGGCGGGCAGGGTTGGGGTCTGGCTGTGATGGTCACTCTCGCGCAGGCGGGCACGCTGGCCGAGCTGGGCCAGCCCATTGGGGATACCACGATGACCATCACTACCCGCGCCAACGGCTGGACGCTGGATGTGGAGCAGGACGGCAGCGAGCCATCCGTCGCACCCGTCAAGGTCGCGCCAGCACCTACGGCACCACCAGCGCACGCCGAGGTCGATACAAGCGCTGGCCGCCAGGGGTTTTCGTCGGATGCGCCGATCATGGATGAGCCCTATGTCGCCGAGGCCAGGCCGTAAGGCCAGCACCACCGATCGCGGTCTGGGCTGGACGCACCGCCAGCATCGCGAGCGATTGATTCGTTGCCACACCGACGGCGATCTGTGCTGGTGGTGCAACCGTCCGATGTTCAAAGCGGCTGAACGTAATTGGGATGCAAGGGCGTTGGCCGCCGATCATTCCCTCGCCCGCGCGATGGGCGGCACCAGAGCCGACCGACTTCTGCATTCCACCTGCAACGGACAACGGGGCGACGGCAGTAGGGACCACAAGCGCCCCGCACTGACCGGCCAACCGAACCAGACCCACTTCCGGTCTGAGCGCCTAGCTATGGACTGGTGAACACGTATCGAGCTGACCGCGGCCAATCGCCGGGTTGTACAGCTGCCCCACATCCCCCAAGGTTGTGGGGCTTCCTGCATTTCTGGGGGTGATAGTGGCCAGCCAGCCATGCTCCCAGTGCGGTCAACTGCGCATCGTTAGCCGCAACTCTCGCACCGAGATCACGTGCCAATCATGTCGGCGTATACAGCGCGCACAGGATGGCTGCACTGGCGATGATCAACGCGCGCTGAATCGGTATTACCAAGTGCGACACCGCGTCAAGGTTCGCACCAACCCGGTTGCCAAAACGAAGCCTGCAGCGATCACCTCAACATGCGAGGTATGTGGCCAGTCGTTCGCTGGCCGGCGCACGCTGTGCGACGCGCACCGCTGGCATCACAAGGGACACCGAAAGCGAGCCCGCAAGTACGGCGTTCAGTACGAGTACATCAACCCCCGCTCGATCTACGAGCGCGACCACTGGCAGTGCGGCATCTGCGGCCAACCGGTCGATCCGCGGCTGACATACCCCCATCGGATGAGCGCCAGCCTTGACCACGTGGTGCCGATGTCACTCGGCGGCGATCATCTAACGACCAACGTCCAATGCGCTCATCTCAAATGCAACATGAACAAGGGCGCACGGTGCTCTACCTGGTGACCGGCCCGCCTGCGGCCGGCAAGTCCACATGGGTACGACAGCACGCCAAGCATGGCGACATCACGATCGACTACGACGCCATCGCTTCGGTGCTCACGCCCGCGGGTGGAGACCCGCATGACCCGCCGCAGCACATCCGCTCGGTCACCAAGGCTGCACGGCTGGCCGCGATCGATACGGCGCTGACGTTCGCGGTCCAGTGCGATGTGTACCTGATCCACTCCATGCCCGGCGAGGGCCTGCTCGCGCGCTACCGATCCGCTGGCGCGCAGGTCATCACGATCGATCCTGGTCAGAGCGTGGTCATGGCTCGATGCAAAGCCGAACGACCGTGGCGCATGGCGCAGGCAGCAAAGCGGTGGTACGCCGACCAGTCGCACAGCAAACATGCGGGCACCGCCAGCAAACACGAGGGAGGTGTGATGTCGTGGTGATCGCCAGCCGATGGGCTGAAAAGCCCCTGACCAGCACCGATGCACACGTCCGAAAGTGTCATAACCGCAGGTCAAAGCCCCTCCCCCTGAAATTATTCGGGTGGGGTGGCCTCGTGACCCCCGGGGCGCCAGTCGCTTTTTTATTTTCAACCGGGAATGCGGACGGATAGCAATGCCCACCCGCAATCCGGCAAACCAGGCAGCAAAGCCAGCTAACACCCCAGTTAAGCGTGCCGCCCGGAAGCAAACAGCCAGCAAGACCCCCGGTCAGAAGCTCATCGACGATCTGTCCGAGCCTGGCGACCCCTTCTCGCTGCGCATTCTCATCGAGCAGGCCGGGCACGCCGCCGACTACCTCGCCCGCATGAACGCACTACTCAATGGCGACCGCGAGGCCTGGCTACAGGTCAAGATCGGCACCGAGACGACGGAGGTCGTCGTGAACAACGTGCTCATCCAGCAGCGCGCCCAGTCCGAGCAGCTGCGCAAGCTCATCGCGGCGGTTCACGCCCGGCGCGGCAAGGCACCGAGCAAGCCCAATGGCGCAAGCCCGCTCGAAAAGTACTAAGCCGAGCCTTCCGGCCTGGGTCGGGTCCTGGCCACGCCTCAAGGGCCGCCAGACACCGGAATTCGAGTCGCGGCACCCCGGCGACGAGTCGGCGCAGGCCGACCGGTGTGGCCGGTTCGGGTTCGACATCGGGCTGCGCACCATGCCGTGGCAATGGCGCTCGCTACAGGGCATCTTGTCGGTGCAGGACGCCACCGCCGAAGAGATCGAGGACGCCGCCCGCGAGGGGCGGCCACCTATCCGGCTCTGGACTCACCGCGACGTATGTATCGAATGCACACGCCAGCAAGGCAAGACGCTGCTCATCGTCCTGCTGATCTTGTTCCACATGTACGTGCTGCGCTCGGCGCGCATCATCTACACCGCCCAGCGCTGGTCAACCGCCTACGACGTGTTCAAACGCGTATGGGCCGTGATCGATCGCGTGCCGTGGCTACGCGAACGGCTGGCCGAGAAGCCCTCCAAGGCTGGCAACCGTGGCGTGATCAAGCTGCGCGATCCGAACACCGGCCAGATCGTTTGCGAGGCCGAGTTCGGTCCCCGCTCGCAAGACTTCGGCCGCGGATACACCGAGATCGACCTCTTGATCGTCGATGAGGCCTACGACATCGACCCCGGCGAAGAGCAGAACCTCACCGGTGCCCAGTCGGCGGCCAAAAACCCTCAGACGGTGTACATCTCGACCTCACCGGTAGCCAGCATTCACCCGAAGTGCCACACGTTGACCGGCATGCACCGTCTCGGGCACCAGCAGGCCCCGGACCTGTACTACGCGCTATACGCCGCGCCCCGAGACATGCCGCGCAACGAACCGGACACCTGGGAAGCGGCCCAGCCGTCCTACGGCGTGGCGACCAACGAGCGCGAGATCCGCTCCAAGCTGCAGAAGGCCAAAACCCTGGAGCAGCGCGCGATTTTCGATGCTGACTATCTCGGCTGGGGTGACTACCCGCCCGACGAGGAAGAGATCAGCTCGCCGATTCCCGAGGCGATATGGGGCGATATGGCCAATCCCGACGCCAAGCTCATCGGCTCGCGCGTGATCGCGGTGCGCCGCGCACGCAACCGTGACGCGTGGTCGATCACCGCCGCGCAGTGGGCCACTGACGGCCGCAGCCACATTGAGGTAGGTCCGCTGCGCAACGGCTCGCACACCGAGATCGCCAAGTACCTGATCGCCAAGGTGACCGAGTGGAACCCCATCGCCTTGGTGATCGACCGGAAGAACACCGCCAACGTCCTGGAACCGCTACTGACGGCCGCTGGCATCGAGCCCAACATGATCGGCACCCCCGAGATTGCCCTCGCTTGCGGTGGACTGCTCGATGATGCGTTGGCGGGCAAGCTCTCCCACAGTGATCAGCCGGTCCTGAATGACTCGGTGGTCAGCGCGACCATGCAAGAGCTGCCACAAGGTGACTTCATCTGGGCAGAGGACTACACGGGCGCTGGAACACCGCTGGTGTGCGTCTCGATGGCGCACTGGGCACTACTGAAGTTCGGCGTCAAGGCACCCACCAAGACCGTCGGCGCCCGCACCGGGGCCGCACGAGAGCACCAATCACACCGGCATAGCGCCGATTTCGACGCGATGAGCGCCGCATTCTGAGAAAGGGGGCGAGCATGGCCGATCAGCAGGCACCGAAGAAGACCGCCGCCCCGCGTACCGAACAGGGGTACGTGCTCAGCTCGGCCGGCGCAACCGGGTGGGGTGGCCCTATCGATCAGTTCGAGCAGACCGCCGACCTGATTTGGCCGCTGTCGGTGTGGACCTACACGCGCATGGTCCGCGAGGACGCACGAATTGCCTCGGTACTCAGGGCTATTGGGCTGCCTATTCGGCGCACCGCGTGGCGTATCCGGCAGAACGGCGCCAGCGATGAGGTCACCGAGTTCATCGCCCGCAATCTGGGTCTGCCTATCGAGGGTGCCGCCGACGAGGGATCACCCCAGACGCGGACCCGTGGCCGGTTCTCGTGGGACAAGCACCTGCAGCAGGCTCTCATGGCTCTGCGCTACGGGCACTCGGTATTTGAGCAGGTCTACCGCATCGAAGGTGAGGGCGCTAACACCCGCGCGGTGCTGCGCAAGCTGGCTCCCCGCCCCCAGGCCACCATCTCGAAGTGGAACGTCGACCGCGACGGCGGTCTGGTCTCGATCGAGCAACAGCCCTCCAGCGCCTTCTCGATGACATCGAGCGGATTGGCGGTACCGGCTGGCGGGCTACTTAATTCGACCATCCCTGTCGACCGGCTCGTCGTATATGCACACGAACCCGATCCGGGTGTGTGGATCGGCAACAGCCTGCTACGGCCCGCCTACAAACACTGGAAGCTCAAAGACGAGCTGATGCGCATCGAGGCCGCCGCCGCCCGTCGCCACGGCATCGGCGTTCCCTGGATCAAGGGCAACGAGAACGACTCTCAAGACGAAGAGCGCATGGATGCGCTACTCGATATCGCCTCCAAGTACAGCGGTGGCGAGTCGGCAGGCTTGGCCCTTGCCGACGGCCAAGAGGCTGGGATCATGTCACCATCGGGCACCCCGATGGACCCCCGCCGTGCGATCGAATACCACGACCACCAAATGGCGCTGGTTGCGTTGGCGCACTTCCTGAATCTGGACAGCAAGGGCGGCTCCCATGCCCTGGCTAGCGTGCAGGCCGACACGTTCGTACAGTCGGTCCAGACGGAAGCCGAAGACGTACGCGATACCGCACAGGCGCACATCGTCGAGGATCTGGTCGACCTCAATTTCGGTGAGGACGAACCGGCCCCGCTGCTGGTGTTCGATGAGATCGGTTCGCGCCAGGACGCTACCGCCGCGGCGCTGCAAATGCTGGTCAACGCAGGACTGTTGACACCCGACGCCCGTCTTGAGGCCTTCATCCGCTCGGCCACTGGCCTACCCGGTCCCGATCCCAACGCGCCCGAGGGCCAACCGGAGCCCGCCGACGAATCCGCCGCCGCGCCCCGCAACAGCGGAGGGCCGGTGCGTGTGCGCACCCATACCCGAGCGCGCCCCGGCGGCGCCAGCACGGCCACGAGGAACGGAGACCCGACGCTGTGGTGACCAAGAATCTCACGGCGGGCCAACGGCCCCCGTGGTACAGCATCCGCAATGCTGCCAAGACCGATGACGGCCCGGCCGAGCTGCTGATCTACGACGAAATCGATTCGTGGTACGGCATTTCCGCCGAACAGTTCGCCCGGGATCTGGCCGCGATCGACAACGATGCCATCACGGTGCGCATCAACAGCCCCGGCGGCTCGGTGTTCGACGGCATCGCCATTCTCAACGCGCTACGTGATCACCCCGCCACGGTGACCGTCGTGGTCGACAGCCTCGCGGCCTCGATCGCCTCGGTGATCGCGATGGCCGGCGATGAGATCGTGATGAACCGCAACAGCCAGATGATGGTGCACAACGCCTGGGCGGCGTGCGTCGGAGATGCCCGCGCCATGGAGAAGAGCGCGGCGCGACTGGCCCAGCACAACAGCAACATTGCGCAGATCTACGCCGACCGGGCAGGGGGCACCGTCGAGGACTGGCTCGACGTGATGGCCGAGGAAACCTGGCTGCTCGCCGAGGAAGCGGTCGAGGCCGGTTTGGCCGATCGTGTCGTCGAGCTACCCGAGCCTGACTCCAAGTCCGCTGCCGCGCGTGCATCGGTGTTCGATCTGTCGGCGTTCCGCTATGCCGGACGCCAATCCGCGCCCGCGCCACGAATTCCGCTGGTGCACAACAAGACCCCTCGGCCCGAGAAGGGCGAGGTCAACAGAGGAAAGGAGCCCATTGTGGCAACCCTGAATGAGGGCCTCGCCAAGCTGCTCGGTATCGATGCCGACGCCGACGACGAGACCATTTTGTCTGCTGCCGCCGAAGCGCTCGAAGAGCGTGCCGACGACGGCCAGGAGAGTGACGAAACCCCGCCCGCTGCACCGACTTTGGAGCAGGCCACGGCGGCGCTCGCCAAGGCCGGTATGACGGTCGTCGAGCGGGCCCAGTACGAGGCCACCGTCGCGGCCGCGCAGGCGGGCGCCGAGGCGCGCGCACAGCAGTTGCGCGAGGGTGACGAGCGTGTGGTCGATCAGGCCATCGCCGAGGGCAAGGTCGCCCCGGCGCGTCGCGAGCACCACTTGCAGGCGCTCGCCGCCGACCGCGAGGGACACACCGCCGTGCTGGCCGCGCTGGCACCCGGGGTGGTCCCTCTCGCCGAGACGGGGCATTCGACGCAGCCCGCAGACGGTCCGGTGCCCAATGACCTGAGCTGGTTTGACTCCGCGCCCACCGCGCCGAGTTCGGAAGGGAAGGAATAGATCATGACCAACGAGAACGTGGGCGTCTACGAGCCCGGCCGCGACATCACCGGCCGCGCCACAGCTGCCGTCACCGGTAAGCGGTTCCTCAAGATCAGCGGCAACCGCACCGCCACCGGCAACATCGCCGTGGCCCCCGCTGATGCGGCGGGCCGGGTGTGCGGCGTGTCCAAGTACGACGCGGCCAGCGGCGACATTGTTGGTGTGGCGCGGGGCAATTCGCGTGTCACCTACGTGACCGCCGACGGCGCGCTCGCCGCATTCGATGAGGTCGAGGTCGGCACGGCCGGCAAGGCCAAGAAGTTCGCCAGCGGCGTCGCCGTTGGCTACGCACTGTCCGCGGCGGCCGATGGCGCCGACGCCGAGATCAGCCTCTACTAGGAAAGGGCTACCCACCATGGCAACATCTCCCGTCGCGTACCCGCTGGGTGCGCCGGTCATCAATGACAACAAGATCTCGGTCGACCTGGCATATAAGCAGCCCGGCCGGATCACCAAGCGGCTCTCGGACCTGACGCTGCAGAAGTTCATTACCCCGGAACTGTTTTCGTCCTCGGGGGCGAGCACCACCGCCGGGGCGATCATCTACGACGTGATCCGCATCAACGAGCTGTACACCAAGAACGATGTGGAACAGCGCGGCCCGTCCGATGAGTACACGATCGTGCAGGGTGAGCGCACGCAGCCCGAGGTCGCCAAGTCCGAGGACTGGGGTGGCAAGTTCTGGATGTCCGATGAGGCGATCCGGCGCAACGACCGCGCCCAGATGGACCGCCTGACCACACAGCTGGCGAACACGCTGGTGCGCAAGATCAATCAGCGCACCGTGGCCGTGCTGGAGGCCGTTATCGCCAGCCTCGGCGGCGCGGGTGTCATCCCCGGACACGACTGGGGCAACGTCACCCTGACCGGCAACAACCCGACCCCGAACAACGCCCGGCCATTCGCCGACATCATCGCCGCACAGCTGGCCGCCGATGTCGAGGAATTGGGCTACGTCTACAACGTGTGGGTCGTCAACCCCGTGCAGTACGCGGACCTGCGCATCGCCTACGGCCCGGACTTGCCGCAGATCCTGGCCGACGCCGATATCTCGATGTTCCGGACCAACCGCGTCGCCAACGGCAGCGCCTTCGCGGGTGTGCGCGGCGGTGTCGGGTTCCTGGACTACGAGCAGATGCTCTCGACCGAGACCTGGCGCGAGCCCAAGACCAAGCAGAACTGGGTCCAGTCTTCGGTGCTGCCGATCATGGGCGTCACTGACCCGTACGCGGTCAAGAAGGTGACCGGATTGAAGGGCGCCCCGTAATGCCCGAGGTCACAGAACATCGGGTGACTGCGGCGACATGGGAATACCTCACGCCCGCAGGCACTCGGCGGCGCGCGTTCTTCGGCGAGCTCGTCACGCTCACCGACGAAGAGGTCCAGCGCGGCCTCGCCGTCGGTGCGCTCGGCGCCCAGCTGCCGGCCGAATCGACCGATGACGACAGTGATGTGGTCGAGGCGGATGCCACCGATGACGGCGACACCGACAGCGGCGACGGTGGGGATGGCGATCCCGGCTCCACCGCAGGCGATTCCGGGAACCCGAGCCAGGCCACCGGTACCGAGGGTGATGCGCCCCGTAAGAAGCCGCTCAAGGCCGCGACCAAGGCCGTCCTGGTCGACTGGCTGATGGCCAACGGCACGTATGACCGTGACGAGCTGGAGGCACAGGAGAAGGACGACCTGTGGGCGCTGATCGAGGCCACGGACTAGTTTCGTGACCGACTTCCTTGACGTAGAGGCGTTCGCCGCCATGTTCCGGCCGCTGTCGGCAGCTGAGAAACTGGTGGCGGCGCCTCTACTGACGGTCGTCTCCGATTGGATACGCGACAAGAAACCGGCCATTGCCAACGATGACCCGGCGGCCAAGGTGGTCACATTCGAGGTCACCCGGGACGCGCTGATGTATGGCGAGTTCGGCCCGGTCTCATCGTTCACCAAGACGGTGGGTCATCGCACCAAACAGGCTGCGATCGATCGCGAAGCCGTCGAGAAGTTCATCGCACGCCGCCACTACCGCATGCTCGGCCTGGCGCTACAGGCCAAGGCGCGCGGCCACTTCCCCAGGGGTGACTACTGATGGACACCCTGGGCGGGCAGCGGCTCGCGATCGTGTGGGATGTGCCGGTGCTCGACGGGCAGGGCGACCCGATCCTGGACGAGTACCGCAAGCCGCAAGTCACCGAACGCGTTGTATGGGTCGATAACTGCCTGTTCGAGGTACAGTCGACGGCCGAGGACAACCAGGCCATCACCACCACAACCACTGAGCAATCGTGGGCGTTCCTGCCGGTCATCGATGGCCATATCCCCGCCGTCGACGGCACCGGTGCCGCCGCGCCGGTCCCGGTCGCCGACATCCAATCGGCGCACCGGATTCGCCACCTGGACCGCGATCACAGCATGGTCGGCGACGCGGTGCTCGAATTCGACCTCGACGGCCACGAAGATCATGTGTTCTGTATCTGCCAGCGCAGGGTCGGCTGATGGCCGCAGATCGCAGACCCAACCCGCTGGTCGCGTTGGGTGTGCCGCAGTCCGAGATCGACAAGGCGATCCACACCTCGGCGCAAGCCAAAGCCGAGAAGGCGCGCGTCGGCAAGGAGATGGCCGCACACGCCAAGTCCATCTCGCCGGTCGATCACGGCGACTACGGCGCGGCGTGGAAAGTGCAGCAGAGCAAGGGCCGTGACGATGACACCAAGGTCATCAACGACAACTTCAAAGCCCACTGGATCGAGGACGGCACCGGGGGCACCAGCCCGACACCGGAGTTCGCCGTCGCGGCCCGCACCGCCATCGCGTTCGGCGGCACCGCCGCCGATGTCATCAACAGGCCCGACTGATGACCGTCGCGCTGCATGAGCAGATGCCCCCCAACGCGATCGTGATGATGCTCGCCCACCTCGCACCGCTGGGCCCCTGCGACATCGAACGCAAGCCCGACGATCCGCTGCCGTTCCGCCAAGTCAACATGATTGACGGCACCTACGACGCGAACCTGTTCTACTGCACCGCTGTCCTGTCGATCCACACCTTCGGCAAGACGATCACCGAGGCCCAGCGTGAGGGCATCAAGACCGATCGGCGGATCATGCTGCTCGGCAAAGACATCGTGGATGTGCCCATGCCCGACGGCACGCTCGCCAACGTCGACTACATCGACTTTCAGCAGCTCTCCACGCTGCGCGAATACAAGGCCGACAACGCCTTTCGCCTCAAGGCGATCTGCGAACTCGGCCTGTCCTTCATCTAAACGTCGCGGTCCCTCGATCGCGTCGCGGCGCTGTGCCGCACCAAATCGCCGGAATCTGTTCCCCTTTCCGGTTCCTCACCCAAGAAAGGAGCGTCACATGACGCAACCCACACCCGGCGTTGACTGGAGCGACGGCGGATTCAACGACGTTGATAACCGGTTCGCCATTCGTGGCCCACTGGTGGCCGTGCTGATCCGCGACTACCGCGGCGCCGCGACCGATATCAGCCCGCACGTGTTCAACCCGCTCACCGAGGACGGCAAGCTACGCCCGGATCTATTCGCGCAGCGCAAGATCGGCGGCGAATGGCGCACCAACCCCGAGCCCAACCAGGGCTGGCTGTTCATGGGTGCCAACACCAAGACCGGTGGCCCCGAGCGCGAACCGAACGTCGATGTCAGTCCGCTGGAGATCTTGCAGTCGAATTACCCGATCGAGAACGACATCACCAAGATCGGCAAGACGGTGAAGTTCACCCCGATCGAATCGCTCAAGCCGTTGGTCAAGCGAGTGCGCAACAACCTGCCGCTACAGGACGAGGACGGCAACCTGCTGGTCGAGGACGCCGGTCAGAAGGACTTTTTCGTCGGCACCCCGCTGGAAGCCGATTTCGTTCCCCGGCAGCTGCTTTTGGTGCGCGCACGGTCCCGGGCCGGCGGCAAGCTGTACACCGTCGAGCCCATCCCGCTGTGCAAGCTGACCAAGATCGGCGCGGCCAAGATGGACAAGGAAGACGCCGACGCCGCCGAGTTGGAGTTTTCGCTCGAACCTGACCCGTTCTTCCTGATCCCCGATCCGCGCAACCCGGACATCCTGATTCCCGGCCTGGATGGCGAATGGGTCGGCGGCAAGGGCTGGACCACGATTCAGGGCGCCCCCAAGGTGTCCAACACCCCGCCGACGGTCACCCCCGGTGCCGCCGGTAAGGCCGCGATCGTATTAGCCGACCCCACGGGCGCTGGCGATCCGTTCACCTTCGCCGCCGAAGGCACCGTCGATGACGGGACCACCTGGCTGCCCGCAGAGCTCGATGGGCCCGCGGTCTCGTCCGGTGGCAACACCACGGTCAAGGTCAAGGGCGTGGCAGCCGGTGCAACCAAGTTCCGCGTAAAGGTGACCGGCACCAACGGCGCCTCGGTCTACACCCCGAAGTCTGCCGCCGCGACCATCGCCTGATGAACCCTCACCTGGCGGGCGTCGGGCTGCGCCCGCCAGGTGAGCCCCACCCCCATTCCAGCCCGAAACCCCAAGCCCACCAGCCCGAAAGGAACAACCATGAGCACCGAAGACACCACCGACGTTCTACACCCCGTCGACCCCAGAAAGGCACGCGAGCAGGCCGCCGACTACCTCGGATTCATGGCAGGTGTGCCCTTTGATCTCGGCAACGGCGAAGTTTGGGAGCTGCCCAACCCCGCGTTTCTCGATACCGAGCAGCGCAAGCGGTACCGCGACTACCAGCGGGAGATGAATGCTCTTGACACCGAGCTGGTCGACCATCCGCTCGTCGAGGGAAAGAAGGTAGAGCGAACCATCTACCCGTATCTCAAGAATGGCCAGGACTACGACCCCGACGAGCACCTGTGCATCGCACTCATGGGCAGCAGGGACACCTACGACAAGTTCCTCGCCGCGGGCGGTGTTCCCGGCCAGATCGACACGCACTGGAAGCTGATGCAACGCCAGCTGGAGGAGCGGACAAAGATCGACTCCAAAAGTAATTGAGGCAGTAGCGCTGTGGTGCCGCTGGCCCAATGCGATCGAGGCCGATCTTCGTTTTCGCGGTGTACGCATCGCCGATTGGCACCAGGGCACCCGCGATGAGCGCGGCGCCCTGGTGCTCTCCAGCCGCCAACTACTGTCGCTGATCCACCAGCTACCCGAACACTCAGAGTTCAAAACCCATGCACCGCCGCCGTTTGGGCGCGACGGCGACTGGACGGTCATGCAGAAGATCATCGCCGAGACACACAACGAGCTGGCCGCATACCGGGCCAGCAAGTACGCGGGCACCCCGCACGAATACATGTACACCAAGTACTCATCGCCGCTGGCATCTCGCAGACAGCACGAACTTGACTCCGCTGAAAACGAATTCATCGAGTCAGCGCGAGAAGAGCTGCTAGAAGACGCGTTTGGCGACCAATGATCAGGAGGTGAACCATGTCCGTGCAGATACCCATCGGGGCCGCCGCTGATCATCGGTCGTGGAAGCGCGTTGCCGACGACGCCACACGCACATTCGGCAACGCGGGCAAAGACGCCGGTCGCGAGTTCGCCAACGCGCTGGCGGGCAGCTCCAAGGAAGTCGAGAAGTCGCTTAAGCGCATGGGCGACAGGGCTTCTGATGCCTACGACAAGGCATCGGATGCCGTTGGTCGACTCAAGTCCGAAGAAGCGCAGCTGCAGCGCCTACGCGACAGCGATGCCGATGGTGCCCGGATCGTGCGCCAGGCCGAAAGAGTAGAGACCGCCCGCCGTGCCGAATCACGCGCCGTCCGTGATGCAACGCAGGCCTATCGCGAATACCAGGAAGCCGCAGAGGAAGCTGGCCGCCGCAACAACACCAACTTCATCGGCGGGATGCGCGCCCAGGCTGGCCAAGCCGCCCAGCTCGGCCGCGACATGGCCGACGGATTCTCGGGCGGATTCACCCACGGCGTGAGCAGCGCGGCCTCAATCGCCCGACTCGGCACCGCAGGCGGTCCCATCGGAATGGCACTGTTGGGCTTGACCGCAGTCGGCGTCCTTGTCGGAAGCCGGATCGCCAGCGGCATCGCCGACGGCATGGCCCAGTTGCGTGTCGAGGATGTGTTCCGCACTCGCATGGGTGTGGACAAGGACACCATGGGCCGGTTCAGTAGCGCCGCAGGTAGCGCATGGGCCAAGGGTTTTGGACAGTCCGCGCAAGAGAATCTGTCGACGCTCGACGTGGGATTTCAGGCACGACTGATCAACGCGAACACCAGTGAGCAGGACGCGCAGAAGTTCGTCGAACGCATGCAGACAGTCCAAGCGTTCACCGGCGAAGATGCCCGCTCGCTGGCACTCGGAGCGCGCGGTCTCGTCTCCGGCGGCATGGTCAAGAGCTATGTCGATGCCTTCGACCTGATCCTCGGCGCGCAGCAAAAGGGCCTCAATCTCACCGGCGACATGATGGACACACTCAACGAGTACGCCATCAACTTCAAAAACCTCGGACTAACCGGCGGCGAGGCACTGGGCCTGATCAACCAGATGTACGAGGCGAACATCCGCAACACCGATCTGGCCGCAGACTCATTGCGCGAGTTCGCCATCAGCGCCAACGACGGCTCGGTCAGCACGCGTGCGGCGTTCAAGGCCTTGGGATTCGACTCCGACGCGATGGGCAAGTCTTTCGCCGCAGGCGGGGACGAAGCCAAAAGGGCGTTCGAGGCCATCATGGTCGCAATGGCGGCCATCGAGGACCCGCAACAGCGCACGAACATCGGGCTGGCGCTGTTCAAGACCCGATGGGAAGAAGCCAACACCGCCATCGCTGCCATGGACCTCAAGAAGGCCGGACAGCAGTTCGACGACATCAAGGGCAAGACCGACAAGGCAACTGACACCCTGCAGGAGCACGCCAGCGGTTGGACCAAGCTGGGCGACACTATCTCCAACGAGATAGACAAGATCGAAAAGAGGCTCGCCAACACCTCATTCGTGAAGTTCTTCAGTCAGAGCATCCCGAACTGGATTGGCGAGCAGGTAGCCCACCCCGTCTACGGCGGGTCGGGAGGCGGGCGAAACAACGCGGGCGATGAGATCACCGCGCCGACGACCCCGGTTCAGCTCGACCCGAATCTGCCCGGCGCTTTCATCCCCGCACCGGGCAGCACCGCCAACGCTATCGGCGACGGCGTGGGGCTCGGACTGGGCAACTTGATCAATCCCACGCCCGGCGTCCCGGTACCGGCCAACTCACCACTGGCCCCCAAGCCGCAGGGTCCCGCAGGCCCGGCGCCAGCCGGCCCGGGAGTGCCGTTCGATGAGGCCAAGAAGCAGATCGAGGCCGCTGACAAGGGTGACAAGACCAAGGCCCCGATCGATCCGAGTCTTTGGTCGGTGGAGTCAAAGCCCGTCGCCATGCCGCCAGGATTGGCGAGCGCGCCGACCGGCGCGCCTGGGATGCTGGTCTCATCTCCCAAGGGCGGGCCCGGTCTCGGTCGCTACGAGGTCGACCCCATGCGGGTGTATGACGCTGAGTCGTCGGCGATCCGGGCCAAGAACTCCCTGGAGCAGGACCGCATTGCGTTGATCCGGCTGGAGCAGCAGGGCAACGCCGACCAGGACGCACTACTGCGAGCACGCAACCAGGTTGCCGACGCCGAACGCTCGTACGTCTCGGCACAGATGAAACTGGCCGAGGCGCAGCAAGGTACGTGGAAGAAACTTGAGGGTGCGACGCAGGGCCTCGCCGACGGCATGGGCCAGCTCGGTGCGGCACTGGACAAGGATTTCGGGATCTCCAAGGGACTGCCGGGGCTGGCCGAGAACTTGGTCAGGTTCGCGGCCAATATGGCGGCGGCCCCGATTCTTGGCCAGCTCGGCGCGGTCAGCCAGCTCAACCCGTCCAAGGGCGGATACGGCGCCATGGGCATCCTGGCCGCCCAGGGCGCATTTGGGCCGCAATACACCGGCCTGCCGGAGTCTGCCGCGTATACCGGCGCCGGATACCCCGGATCCCTGGCGTCTGCGCAGGGCGGCTACGCCCCGTACCCGGGCGATGCGGCGCTGTTGGCGCGTGTGCCTGCAGGCCGCTACACCCAAGAGGAGCGCGGCGACCTGACCAAGGGGCTGGCTGATTGCTCGTCAGCGGTCGAGGATCTGGTCAACCTGATGGACGGTCGCCCCACCGCTGGGGCCTCGATGTGGACCGGCAACGCCGCCGAATGGCTCACGCAACGCGGATTTGTGCCAGGCATGGGTGGGCCGGGGGACTTCCGGGTCGGCTTCAACCCGCAGCATATGCAGGCCACGCTACCGGGCGGCACCAACATCAACTGGGGCAGCAATGAGATGGCGGCACGTCGCGGCATTGGCGGAACCGGCGCCGACGATCCGGCATTCACGTCGCACTACTACCGGCCTGCCACCGGCGGCTACAGCCCGGTCGCGCCCTCGGTAGGTGTTGCACCTACCCCGATTCCGTCCTCGGCCCCCGGTTATGCGCCCCTTGCCGATAGCGCCCTGACCAACCCGGGCTTGACCAATCCCGCCCTGACGCCGGGTATTCCGGCCGCTGGCGGCGGGTGGGGTGGGGCTACCGGGCCTGCGCAGGCGTGGAGCCCGTCATCGACGCGCATTGGTGGTGTGGAACCGGCGACTGGTTCGGGTGCGGGCGGGGTCGGTATCACTCCCGGCGGCACCATCGATACCGCGATCGGGATGGCCGCCTCGGCGGCCGACATCTTCGCCCCGGGTGCCGGGCAGGCGGCGCAGACCGGGATCAAGCTGGCCAACAGGGCGATTCAGTTTGGTGCGCAGGCTGCAGGTATCGGGGTGCAGGGCTTGATGGATACGGTGCTGCCGACCGCGGGCTCGGAGCTGGCCAACAAGAGCTGGCTGACCAAGATCCTCGGTGGTGTCGCTGGTGCTGCCCCGGCGATCCCGAACGTGGCCGGCAAGGCGACCGCGCCACCGAACCCGAATCAGGGCGACCCGAACGCCCAAGGCGGCCCAGTCAAGGCGGGCGACACCAATATCCACGTCACCAACAACCGCGCCACCGAGGACGGCACCGGCCGCGATATCGCGTTCCATCAGCAGGCCCGCAACTCCGGGCCGGGGATGTGACCGTGACGATCCGCTATCCGGCCAACCCCGTCACACCCCATGGCTGGTATCACCTCGTCAACGGCGAAAAGCCCATGATGCGCCTGACCGCCTTTGACGGGTCGGTCGAGATGTTCATGATCGGCGGGTACGCGATTCCCGACCCGTACACGGCGCCGGAAGCCGTGCATTTGATCGACCTCGAAGGCCTGATCGCGCCGTGGAAGCACGTCACTCAGAAGGGTGCGACCGAGGATGGCGTTCACCATATCGACGCGTTTTTGGATCCGGTCGAGGTCAAGCTCACGGTCAAGTGCCGGGGCCGCAATGCCGCGCGCACGCGCCGGGTCTATCGGCATCTGATCGATTCGCTGGACGCCATCAAGTGTTCCCGGCTGGACTTTTTCGATCACGATGCCGGGTATTGGTGGGCCGACGTGCGTTGGTTCCAAGGCGGGCAACCCGATCCGGTTTCGGCTATGCGCAAGGGCACCTCGCAGAAGGCGACGTTGCGGCTGCAGGCCGACACCGGCACGTGGAAGTCGTTCGACCATGCGGACTCGTTCGCGTTCACCTACGACGCGATGACCGACACCTTCGCGACCGATCATCGTCAAACCAAGGATCTCGGCGCGGTTCCGCAGCGCTACAGCGGCCCCGGCGGCGGGTTCTGCACCTCCTACAACGACCAAATGCGTTGGTGGGACGACCCCGAACACGGGTTTGGCACCCAGTGGCGCCGGGTCATCAACGGGCCCTGGCCGGATTTCGACACCGATACCGATAACCAGGTCGTCTCCCAGGTGCACGGGGGATTTCAGGAGTGGTCGGTGCCCGACTCGGGCCGAAACATCCTGGGCGGGCGCATGAACCGCAATCCTGACGGCAGCTGGGCGGGCGACGGGGTGTTCGTCGAGTACGGCGCCGGATACCTGCGCCTGTACTACACGGTGAACTTCGTTGAGACCACCTTGCGCAGTTGGCCGCTGGCCATCCCCATCGGGCCGCTGCCGGGCGAGAAGTTCACGCTGGTGTGCGGCACCGAGGATCACCCGCGCACGTTCCGCGCGCTGCGCAACGACATGGAGATCTTGTCGGTCACCGAAACCGGAACGGGCTCGGCTCTGGGGGCAGCGCATCGGGGCGTCGGCAACGGCATGTTCGCTGCCGGTGCGGTGATCAGCCAGGCAACGCCGTCCGCTATCCGCAAGCTGTCCGCGGGCGATAACGCTGCCGTGGCGCAAACCGGGTTCCTCAAGCGCATCAACATCGGTGATCAGGACATGTACGACGACTACGTGCTGTTCGGGCCGTTCACCAAGGTCAAGATCTACGACGGGCCCGGCTCGGACGAATATGTCGAATTCGGGCCGCTGCTACCCAATCAAGTGGTGTTTTTGCGCACCGATCCGCGCGTACACACCACCTTGGTGCAAGACCTGACTTCCGTGCCGCCCTCACCGCAGGAACTCGATTTGTTCCAGGAGGCGATCGAGAAGTTCATGAGCTTTGCGGGCATGAACGGTACGGCGTTCGCCGATCAGATCAAGTCGCAGTTCGGCATCACCCCGCCGCAGGGCCCGCTGTACAAGTACCTCAAGGGCCGCTTTTCCAAGAACGCGGCGATACCACCGAAATCACCGGGCAATCCCGCGCAGCCGTATTTCGTGAAGGTCTCGATCGAGGGCGGCAACGCCGACTCCAAGATCATCGCCTCGGGCACGCCGCGACGGAGATACCCGCTCTAATGCGCAATGCGTTGCGCCCCTGCGATCCAGGGGCCATCTCGTGATGCCCATATCCGATGAGCAGCGCTGGGAGGCGGCCAAGCGCTCGGGCGATATCGCGCGGATCGCCGCCACCGCCCGCGCCCTGACCGAGAAAAACTCGAAGGTCGACACCAGCTATCGGTTCACCGTCTGCGACAAGATGTGGACCCCGATGGCCTCGGTGGGCTCGGACCTGATGGAGGGTTCGGGCGCCCGGCCGCGCAACGACTGCCCCACCGGAAAGCTGATGCTCAAGGGCAGCTCGCCGCTGATCCAGATGTTCATGGACTGCCGCAACACCCTGGTCGGGGTCGAGATGGAGACCGCCGGCAGCCGACAGAACTTCTACACCAAGGTTCACCGCTACCGCTACGAAAAGGGTGCGTGGACAGGCAATGTCGAGATGCGCGGCATTTGGGACATCCTGAACTACTACGTGATCTGGCCGACGTGGTGGCTTCCCCTTGCCGCCCAGCCTATTTCGCACGCGATCTTCATCTGGGCGCTGCAGACCTGCGTGGAGAACATGGTCGCCGAATGCGCGTTGCGCATTCAGTCAGGGTGGCTGGAGTTCGTCAACAACGGCCTGTCACTCAACGGCGACATCCGGGCATGGATGGGCACGATCCTGCAAGCCCTCAAGCGCGACGGGCTCTCGGTGCAGACCTTCGGCAAGATGCTGCGCACACCCACCTATGTGCAGCGCACCAACCCGTTCCTGGACACATCGCCCATGTGCGCCAAGACCGTTCGCATGGAAACCTGCGGAACGGTCATCAAGGATGTCACCCGCGCCTACGGTGTGGACACGCGCATGGACCTGTGGCGGCCCGGCGACCCGCAACCGGACAAGTGGGCCAACCTCGATTCGGCCACGTACGTCTTTTCGACCCGGGACCGCCAGCAGATCTCGGGACCCACCAAAACCGTTGCCGATTCGGTGATCAAGACGGTGATCGACCTCGGCGGATCACTCGGTGACATCTTCAAGCCGGTCATCCAGCAGGTACCCGGTATGAACGGGGTGTTCTACGCCCCCAAGCTCGGTGTGGATTTTGAGCAGCCCTACGCCTACGTCGTGGCCCCCGAAGAGGGCGAGGACTCCAACATCATCAGCTGTGAAATCGCCGACCACACCCCCGAGGGCTGGCAACACATCATCGGCGGCCGTTCTCCAAAGTGGTTGAACGACTTGATGAATGCCACGTTTGCGTGGTTGATCGATTCGTTGATGATCGTGGTCGGGTTCTCCGGCATCCCGTCAGATCTGCTCTCAGGATTCCTGAACAACAGCTTCCTGGCGTTCCAGATGGTCCAGGTGTACCAGGTCCGCGACGAGGTGGGCCCTTTTCATCCGGCGATCGAGCGGTTCTACCCGACCGCCAGCGCCCCGTACAACATCGAAACCATGTTCGCGTTCATCAACGCGATTTTCGATGCCCAAGGCACTACCACGGCGCAGGTCACTTTCCGCAACGGTGACCAATATGCCTTGGGCCGAGACATTTTCGAGGGCGGCTTGATGTCGCTGGTGTATCACCGCCGAACCAAGATGATCACCGACTACATCGAAAACACCATGTGGCGCATCACCCCCACCGAGCAGACCACCCTGGTGCAGCTCGGTGACGGCCGCCGCGACGAGGCCCCGCTCGGCAGGATTCAACGCTTCATCACTGGCGCATTCGAAGCCATCAACGTCATCACACTGGCCCCCCAGTCCTAACCGGAGGTAACCCACATGGCTTGGCCTATCGTCGATTTCAACGGCGCACGCTACTACCAGGGACAGGGCTACACCCTGGTCCCGGTCGACGGCACCGGGGTGGCGCACGTGCTGCTGCGCGAAGACGGCGGAATCATGGGAGGGGTGTCCGGGGTCGAGCAGGGCCCACCCGGAAAGCACGCCGAGTTCGACGAGAAGATCGACCTGACACCACTAGCCCCCGAAGACACGACACCCGATTCAGCATTTTTCGAACTCATCACTCCCCCAACGGATACCACGCCCGGCAGGTGGAAGATGCACCTGGCGCTACACACCGGCAAGACCGGTAAAGACGGCGCGACACGCTGGAATCCGCTGGACCTGTCGACCAATCCCAAGGCGGGGTGGATTCCGGCCGTCAAAACCGACCTACTCGGTTTTGAGCTTGTGCCGCAAAAGGTTGCCGAGGTGTTCTACCCGGGCGAAATCAAGAACATCGGTACGGGCAACCCGAACGGCACCATGGCCGCGATCGACATCCCTGCCCGCCCGTGGCCTCGGCGCATCCGCGCACAAGGCCAAACGGTCGTTACCGGCGAAGCGGCCGACGTGCGCGTGAATCTGCTGGCCCGGCTCAACGGCGAGGCCAACGGCAACATCGTGGGCCGCTGCGTGGGCATCGCCCAGACTGATCGGCTGGCGTTCTCACCGGGCAAGCCCATCGGCCCCGGCAGCACCACCGACGACTACGACACCATCCCCGCTGGCACCTCGGCCACCGTACACATCCGGTGCGAGCGCCAAACCGGCACATCGACGTACACCGCCACCGCCGCGATGTCGCACTTCAACATCGAGGCCTGGCCGCTGTGACCGACAACCTGCCCGAGATCCCCAATTGGGCAAGGGATGTCCCCTCGGCACCGGTACACCGCGAGCAGGGCGGCGGCCTCACGCGGCCGTTCACAGCCCAACAGCTCCAGGAGTTCGGCAAGGGGTTCATTGAGCAGTTCCTCGGTCGCGTGGTGCTCGCGGTCATGGGGCACCTCATTCCCGGTGTGGGTTCGTTTGATCAGCTGCGCGAGTGGGCCAAAGACAAACCTGGTCTCGGCGATCTGGTCGAGCTGCTGACCGGGATCGAGGACGGCGACGAAAATGATTTAGGGACATGGGCGCTCGGTATCCGCAACGCCCTGGCGGGCATCGATCTGGCCCACCCCGAATCGATCCTGACTGCTATCGCCAAGGTGGCGGGCCAGTTCCTCAAGGGCGTGATACCGGCGTCGTGGGTGGCTGATGTGGCCCACGACCTACTGGGCGGCGCTGGCGGATTCACCGACCCGAAGATGGTCGAGGACAACCCGTACTGGCGATTCGACGCCGCCCAGAACGGGCACCTGTCGGGTAAGTCGATCTACCTCAATGCCGATGGCCAGCTGCATGCGATCAGCATCAAAGACCCGTTCAACGTAGCTGCCGGCCAGGCGGTGGACATCTCCGCATCGGCGATGTGGCAAGGCGTCTCGGCTGCAGCGGGGTCCAATCCGATCCGCTTGTGCATCACCCCGTTTGCCCCCGATGGCACCAAGCTCCCCGATGTCGTCATCAAGAAAATTCAGCCCGTGGCCGCGGATTCGTCCTGGATACGTGCCAGCCTGACCGGCTCGTGGACGGTGCCGACCGACGGATCGGTCAAGTCCGCGACAGTGACCCTGGTGGTCACCGAGGGCGCCACCGGCGGCCTCATCCACTTCTCTAACGTCACCTCGGTCATGTCGAACCTCGGGCCGCTGCTCGGCAAGTGGAGATCGTTCTTTGACACCCTTGGCGGCAAAGCCAATTCGGACATCGCCGATTTCGAGCAGCGATTCGCCGCGATCACCGCCGACGGCAAGATCACCGCCGAGGAAATCATCGGGCTACTCGGGTTAGGCAATATCCCGAAGCTGCCCCCGGCCAAGGTGCACAGCCCGATCGGCAGCACCGACATCGGAGAAGACCTCAAGGACACGTGGAACAACTTATGGAACGCGGTATTTGGGGACGGATCTAGTGGCAGGGGTCCTGTCGATGTTTCCACTGCGACCGCTGCCCTCAAGAAGAAGGCCGATGACGCGTACGCGGCCGCGGTGTACGCCACCGACGTTGTGAACCTGCCACGACTGACCCCTCGCTGGATGTCCACAGGCATCAACGACGATGTGTCGTTCCCCATCATCAATGCACAGTCGACATTCGTGCCGGCCGACCAAAAGCTGGTGTTCATCCCCATCACGCCGGGTGTTGAGCGCACGTATCGAACCGTGAAATTCGCCATCACCGGCAATGGCATGACGCAGTGCTACGTGGGCGTGTACCGGATCAATGAGTCGCTGCAAATTCAGAAGGCCGTCGACCTCGGGAACGTCAAGGCACGGCTATCGGGCACCAGCCGCGTGCAAGCTCTGACAATTCCGTCGCCGGGATTGACGGTGCCCAAGGGCCATACCGCGTTCATCGGTGTGCTGCAGGTCGGCAACCCGCAGGGCCTCTACACCACACCGGCCATGCCGACCGTGCTGGAAGTCGTGCAGAACATCCCCCTGTTCTTCACCCAGGACGGCGGCACCGGCTACACCTCCCTGCCCACCCTGGTGGGCGGGCACGTGGAATTCACGCCGGTATGGGGCGCCCTGGGCGAGTCGACCAACTTGGCAGATCAATGGACCGAGTACTCACCCACCGGGGCGAACCTGCCCCTGTCCGTCTACGACATCCCCAGCGCCAGCACCGTGCTGTACCTGGCGGGCTGCGGTGGCGGTGGTGGAGGCGGCGGCGGTGACGGCGGCTGGAACAAGCCCGGCGAGGGTGGGGGCGGCGGTTCCTGGAACTCGCTACGGCTGGAGCGCGGCGTCGACATCCCGGTGTCCGTCACTCAGATCACGGTGCAGTCCGAGCGTGTGGGTTCACCCACAGGTATTGGCGGCGAGCCCGGCAGCAAGGAGACCGACGGCAAGCCGGGCCACGACATCGTGTTCCGCAACGGCACCGACAACAGCGAAATTCTGCGCTGCGCTGGTGGCCGACTGGGGCGCCTGGCCTATGGCAGCTTCTACAACCGCGACTCGGTGGGCTACGGCCCCGGCGATCTTGGGTTCTCCGCGCGCCTGTTCAAGGGCGGGCAGAACACCCCGCCCAGCGCTTCGGTGGGTGCGGCCAACGGAGCCCCGGGCAACGGGCCCGGTGGCGGCGGCGCGGGCGGTGCCGGTGGTACCGGGGGCAGCGCCGGTACCGGCGGCTGGGGTGCCGCGGGGTACGCCGCGATCAAGGCGGTCTGATGCCCTGGTCCACCAATCCGTCTGCGCCCTCGGGGCAATCGAGTAGGTGGTCGACCAAGCCCGATCCGCCCTCGCCGCCATCCATGGGCAAGTGGGTCTGGATGCCACGGGTCACTGTCGCGGACTCGGCAGTCGGCGCCGATCTGGCCCGTCTGCTGCGGGTGGCCCACACGGGCATCGATCAGGGTGTTAGCGCAGACCTCGCCGTCGCAGGAGTGAGCGTGGGCGCCAGTGATGCCGGCCGGGGCGCCGACCTGGCGCGAGCGAAGCTGCGCGTGGCTGCACGAGACGCCGGGATAGCTGCCGACTCGGCCCGCCCCGGTGTGCGCGCCACCGATTCGGCCGTGGCCGCCGAGATGGCGCAGATGCTCCCCCGCCTGGCCGCCCTCGGTGCCGCCACGGCCGCCGATATCGCGGTGCTGTCGCGGGTTCGGCTTCCCTCCAGCGCCAGTCAAGCCATCGGGGCCGATACCGCCACCGCCCGGTTCAGTCCGCAACCGGCAGCGCTGACCGCGATCACCGCAGTCGGCACGACCGTGGTCCCGATCCCGGTGTGGTGCCGCTATCTCGATCTGGCGCTGGTCGGCGCTGGCGGCGGCGGTGCGAGCTCGGGCACGTTCTACCTACTCGGCGGCTTCCCCGGCAGCCCGGGAACCTGGGCCACCACCACTTTGGAGCGCGGCACCCACATTCCCTGGACCACAACAACCCTGACATTCGTCATCGGCGCAGGCGGCGCCAAGGGTAGCGGCGGTTTCGCCGGAACCGCGGGCGGCCCAGGTGCGGCAACCACCGCTATCGGCGACGGATGGGCGGGCCTGTCCGCTGCTGGCGGCGCTGGTGGCCCGCAGCACCCCACCGGCATCAACGCCAACGACGGCCCCGGCCCGGGCGACAAGACCTACAACGGCGTGACCTACCCGGGTGGTGCCACGCAAACCTCCGATGGCGCAACGGGCTACGCGCCCGGCGGTGCCGGTGCCGGCGGTGCCAACTTCGGCGGCCCCGGCGGCGTCGGCGGCGCGGGCGGTGCCTGGTGCCGCGCATACCAGTAACCGCAGGAGGGACCACCCAAACATGGCCAACCCCAACGACATCGACAACTACTCATTCCGAATCCACTTCTACAGCAGACGCGAAACCTCCTATTTCGACATCTACATGAACGACGGCCCAATCGGACTGATCAACGGAAACTACTACCTCGACGCGGCCCCACACGACCCGAACGTCGGCGAATGCCTCCTGCAATACGTCCCCAAGCTCAACACCACCATCTGGGACTTTGACGACGGCAGCCTTCCGGTCAACACCGAGGATTACCTCTGGTACCAGGTCAACGAAACCTATGTCATCACAGGCGATTACCAGCCCTTCGGCGGCCTGATGATCGAGGGCCAACTCGGATGCGCCTACCTCAAATCCGTCATCGCCCCCTACAGAGACCACCAATGGACGACCGAATCACCCCGCAACGTCGCGCTGGGATACACCCCGCGCATCAGCGGATGGACCACCTGGGAAACCCCGTAACCAACAGAAAGGCCCCCGCATGTCCGAATACCAGGGCGCGCACCGACGCGCCTGTTGCGCCGCAATCACCGCACTCGGCAACCGAATCGGCCTATTCGCCGGTTCGACCCGGGTAGGAACCGCCTACGCCGACACCACCTGGGCCACCCCAGTCGATGTCACCGAATCCGGCATCGACAAGGCATCGTCCACCGGCTCGCTGGTGACCATCTCGGTACCTGGCGGCACCGTCGCCAACGGCACGGTGATCAACCGGTACGGAGTGTTCAACGGCGCGACCCTGCTGCGCACCGAGGCACTACCGGTCTCCCTGACCGTCAACGACGGATCGCAGCCGTTACAAGTCGATGTCACACCAACATTCAAGTTCTGGGGGGTGTAGTCATGGCCCGCCAGCTGCTCAAGCACTCGGCCTTCTACGCCGCACTTGCCGCCATCTCATTCCGGCTCGGCTGGTGGGCATCCGACCGCCTGTCCTCCTACGCCCAAGAGATCGACCCCCGCATCGAAAGGAAGTACACCCGATGAGTTTCCGCACCGCATACGGCAATACGGTGTCCGAGAACGGTTGGCGCATGTGCAACCGCGACGAATGCGACATCGTACGCATCGACGAGCTGTACCTCGTCGATACCGCACCGCTGCGCAAGGGCGCCCCGCTGACCATCCTGGGCGCCTGGCTGTACTGGTACGACCGCAACGTCGAAGAGATCACCTCGCCCGTGTGGGGCTGGTCGGCGGCAAACGATGTCGCCAACAGTAATCACCTGGCGGGCACCGCTGTTGACGTGATGGCACCCAAGTACCCCTGGCAGCGGTACACGATGGATGCCGCCACGCAGGCCAAGGTCCGCAAGGGCCTGGCACTGTTCGAGGGCTCGGTGTTCTGGGGCCGCGACTGGTCGCGCCCCGACGAGATGCACTACCAGATGGCCTGGCCCGAGGGCGACAAGCGCAATGACGCGTTCGCCGCCAAGCTGCGCGCCGGATACCTCGGCATCTACAGTCCCGCACAGCCCCCGGCGGTCGATCCTATTGTGCTACACCAGCAATTCGTCAAAGAAGCTCCCGACCGCAAGCTACTGGAATACATCGCCGAACAACTCGGGCCAGGACACCCTGACTGGGCATCGAAGGGAATGACGCTGCGCGACAAGGTGTGGTCCAAGTGATCCGCATCGGAGACCGCAATGAAACGGTCCGTCAGTGGCGGGCCGTGATGAACAACCGGTTCGGACCGCTGTACACCCGGCTGCTGGGGCCGCTGCCGCAAGACACCGACGAGTTCGGGCCGCGCGCTGCCCTGTGGGCCGCCGAATATCAGCGCCGCACCGGACAGATCCCCACCGGGCAGGTGTCCGATGATGACCTGCGCGCGCTGGGTATTGCGCCCCCAGCCCCGCCCGCCAATCGCCACCTGGGCCTAATGTTCCGGGGCACCGGAGGCATCATCGGCCAGGACTACGTATCTCGCGTCATGCAAGCGGTGGCCAACCTCGTTGAGGAAGTGCACCCCGAATTCGCCGCAACCATGGGCGGACTCCCGGTCGGCGCCGCGGGCAGCATCAACGACATTTCGATGGCCAAGGCCGTCGACATCGCCGTGGCCGACGCACAACGCATCTTCGCCGAGCGCTACCGCGCCAACCCCAACATCAAGGTTGTCATCGGCGGATACTCGGCCGGCGCGGTCGCGGGCGCCCGGTTCCGCGCGTGGCTGGCCGAGCACTACCCGGACAACTACCTGTGCTCATTCAGCTTTGGTGACCCCACCCGGCCCCACGGTGGCAGCTACTACGGCGGCCCAATCCTGGCGGGACAGGGTATTTCATCGTGGCGGTTCGGCGATGTCACCGACTACCGGCACTGCTGGCTCACCGACCCTGGCGACATGTACGGCAACATCCCCCTCGGGGTGGTCGGGGACATCATGGACGACTGTTTCGACATGGTGACCGCATTCCAGATCACTGACCCACTCGGGGCCGCTGGTGCCATCCTGCCCAAAATCCCCGAAATCGCCGCCAAGGCATTGGGTGTCGAGCTGCCCGCCATATTCGGCGCGCTCACTGGTGGCCCCAACGGTATCGCCGCGCTCGGCCTACCCATGGTGCTCGGCGGTCTACAGGGACTACTCGGCTGGGGCGATATCAACAAGCTCACCGGGCCCGCGGCCGCGGCGCAGGCCGCCTTGATCGCGCTGCGTTTCGTCACCACCAGCCCACCGACCGCCGCGCATATTCAATACGAATACCGCGAGGTCTGGCCCGGCCAAACCTATCTCGGCCTCGCCATCCAGCACGTGCGCGACTGGGCCAGCCGCACCCCCGCCATAGCCGCGTAGATCAGTCCGCCCCCGCGCGAGGAGAGCGCGCAGGGACTCCCCACACCGTAGCGTTCCCTATCCATGGCGCCATCGAAAAAACTCACCCTGAACTGCCCAAACGCAGTTATCCACAACCCAACCGCCGAGAGGACCGTCATGCACATCACCATCCCGCCCTGGCTCAAGGACGCCGCCGTTGACGCTGCCGAGCGCGCTATCAAGACGTTCGCGGGTGGCTTCATCGTCGGCGCCAACCTGGCCGACGCCGCGGTGAACGCAGCCCTGACCGAGATCGATTGGCAGAGCGGTATCAATGTCGGCGCCGGGACGCTGGCGGTATCGCTCATCTTCTCTGCGGCATCGATCAAGCTAGGCCGATCCGGTACCGCCTCGGCCACCAAGGCCGTCGTACCGTCCAGCCTGTTCAAGCTCGTGACGGGCAGCGGCCGGTGAGCCCCGACCAGATCCAAGCCGTCGGCGGCGCCATCGTCGCCATCCTGGGCGCCTGGCAAGCCCGCACCTCGCGCAAAGTCCGCGACCTGGAAGCTCAACTAGCCATAGTCGTAGGCCAGCGCGACCAATATCGTGACAAACTCCGCGCAGCCGTCCGACACATCCGCGAATGGATGGGCTGGGCGCGACAACACAGACCCGAAACCCCCACACCCGAACTACCAGCAGAGCTGGTCGACGAGGTGTAGAGAGCCCACACTGATTGCAGCCCAACGAAATAGCGCCCCTCACCCCGACCCGGTGAGGGGCGCTATTAGTGTTTCTAGTGCACTAATCCAGCACGCGGGCCCGGCTTTGCGTTGTGCCGTTTCTGTCCACCACCGCATCGCAGGTGTAGGGACGCATCCCCGTGTAACCACCAAACGCGTTCTTGGCGTTGACATTGCCCGTCACCGTAAAGTAGGTATCACCGCGGTCGGGCGAGTAGTCCAACTCGGGATCACGCCCACCTCCATGCGCCACGCCTTCACGGGCCACCTCATCGGCGAACTTCGCACTCTCCGGGTCACGCATGCGCTTCAAGAGAGCGGACTGGCATGTCTCGATCGCGTACTTTTGCCTCACTTCAACGCTCACACCAACGTTCCCGGATTGGCCCGACAGCCCTATTGCGCACGCCGCCATGAACGCCAGCAGCCCGACAAATACCCCCAGACACACCCACAACGCTTTCGCCGGGGTGCCCATCTCTCTCGCCATGGACGGCAGATTACAAGATCACGCACAGGTCAGAAGTGGTAACAGGAGTGCCCACACAGCGGTGGACATGCCCC